ACCCCGTCAACTATCACCGTATAAACCGCCATCGTTATCTCCTGTAAAAACATGGGAGAGGGCGAACCCTCTCCCTGCTAAAAGCTACTGTAATTTCACTTTGTATGTAACCTGCAAACTGTCGCCGCTTGATAGTGTCCTTGACTGTGATAACGCCACGAAGCTTATCAACTTGCCTGTGTTGTCGGAAGTGGTCGCCAATACCGCATACGTCACGGGTCCAATAGAGCCGCCCGAAGCGGTAAAGGTTTCCGTGGTTGACGTTGCCATATAGTCCCCAGAATCCAACGCAAGCGTAGTCCAGCCGCCCGTTGTTCTGGGAATTTCCTGTGCCGCATAGCCATACCCAGAAGGCTCGCCTGTAAGGGTTGCCAGCGTATCCGTTTCAACGGGTGTGTCGTTGAACAATCTAAGATAGAAGGTTGTCGGAGCCGTGCCAGCCCTCAGAAACACGTCAAGAAAGGCATACTCGCCTTCGTCTGCAAGGGCATTATGCAGGTCGTTTTCCTCCCACTTCAGTTTGCCGTCTTTGTCAAAGCACTTGAAATCAACAAGCCCTGTCCATTTCATCGTAGTCTTCATTTTTATAATAACCCTCCATTAAGTAATTACTGAATATTATCAAGAAACTAAAACACACTTGACAGATTTCATCGCCGATCTGCCAACCGTGTTCGCCGATAAAGTCACCATTGCCACGCCTTGCGGCTTCGGTCTTAGCTTAAAATCCTGAGCGTAAGAATCTTCCCAGTTAAGGAAATGCCCCGTGGTCGCAAAGTGGGCTTTGTGGTAATTCAAAAGTTGTCGTTTTTTATCTATATAGGGAACCTCATTGATAAAATAGTCATAGGAATGAGTATGCCCCTCCATGTAAACATCTGCGCTGGGGATGATGTCCCCTAATTCTTCAAGGTTGTTTGCCTTGCTCCCCCTTTTTCTTCCGAAACCAACCCCGTGGTGAAGCACGATATAGTAAGCCGCCGAATCACACACAACGTTGAGAACGCCAATCTTCCCCAAGTATGGAATTTGCAAGTCCACATGGCTTGATATTACTGCGTCAAGACTCATTCCCACCGCCCTATCGAACCTCCGATGATGGTTTGAGTCCACGATGCCCAAGCATCTCTTTTTTATGGGTTGCAATTCTTCTATCAGCAAGTCAAACTCTTTTCCCAGCGGCTTTGACTTTGAGCTATCCGATACGCTCGTCTTCAGTGCCACGTTCAAGAGGTCGCCCGTGCTTATCCACCAGCCAATGTCGTCTTCCGCAATCGTGTTAACCACTTTACGAAACAAGGCAACATTGCAAGCGTCATCGCCTCTATGAACATCGCCTAAATTGTAAATATTAATATCCGAATAAAACTTAAAGGTCGGAATCTTCACATTACGCTCCAATCGTTTAAAATGGCTTTTAAGCCGCTTGCGTCCATAAGGGGCATAAGGGTTATGGAAGCAAAAAAAGCGGCTTAAAAGCGAACCTCACTTGTTTCACTGGTAACTAAGGACTTACTCTAATCTCAACCAGCCGCATTTCACGGCTAACCCCGTTCCAATAAGTCCGATTACTGCGTACACAAGTATCTTTACCAAAGTGCTTCGTGCCGTTTTGCTTAAATCGCCTATCATGTTGAAAAATTCTTCTATACGATCATGATCTCTTTTATGCTGTTCAAGACCAACCCCACACCTGCAATTTAATCCGTGGGCTTTTTCAAAGCTGTCGGCTACCGCCTTGCCGATTATTCCTGACAATTCAGTAACGATTTCATTTTTTATTTCTTGCTTGACCTCCTCTGTCATCATGAAGCCCTCATTATAGGTTATGTCAATACGTCTGACTAAATTTCCTCACGCCATCAAGATATTCCTGATTGACGTATTCGCCGCCTTTTGTGATAGGGCTTCCAGAATTGTATGCGAGTATGCCCTTGTCTTCTCCATATTGCTTGATCTTGTTTGCCAAGTGGCGACACCCGTAATCAAGCTGGATGTCAACCGATACAAATATTTCTGTAAGCCATCCCATAAAGCCATATTCTCTAAACACGGCTCCCATCACTTGCATCACTCCAAAACTTGTTTTTTGGAGCGTTTCTTCAGTAGTTTGCGAACAAGTCTTAGGTTTGACTCGGCTGGGATTCACAATCCACCTGTAATGAGGCTCGTATCTGCAAGCCGCTGGGGTAATCCAACTTTCTTGCATACACACCCCGAAGACTATCTCAGGCTTCAAGCCATACTTAGTCGCATATTTTTCAATAAAGGGTTTGATTTCGTCTTTTGTCACTTCTGCACCAGCTTCTTTATGTAATCCCAAACCCTATTTGTAGGGTTGCCTTCGTCAATCACGGCAAGGTACTTCACCATCCCCGTGAAAAACGCTATTACGTAAGAATACGTTGATATAAAGTTTTCAATCCATTCATTGGTCAAAAAGCCATCAAAATATTTAATAAAATCACACATAATGCCCCCCCTTTTTCTAAGCCGCTTTTAGCAGTGATTCATCATACGTTACGTCAAGTTTGAACGTATCCATGACGTTCATGCGATGATATGAAGACAATCCGCCTATACGCACGCCAACATACATTGGATACACGATATAAAACGGCTGTCCCTGTGACACCATTGCCATCTGGAAGAACTTATCCGCCTCAGCCCTTGTGACCGCCAGGGCGCAATCACGCCTATAGAAATAATCATGAAGGATAGACTCCCTGTGCGCCCTGTCTCCCCATAGCATATAGACAATGGGAATTCTTGGCACGCTTGCAAAATCTGACTCAAACCCTTTAGGAACCCAAAGATATGTCCTGTTGTCAAACCTAAAGCCAAGCGGAGAATTCAGTTTCCAGATTACCCGTTTGTTTCTTTCGCCTATCGCTTTGGCGTCAAGCAAAGAAATTACCCTCATGGTCATATTCCTTTATTTTTAATGTCCCAGTACACGGCTTTTGACAGTCTTTTCAGAAAAACCTTTGCGTCTGTCCAATTGGCTATGTTGTCTATCGCCGTTTCAATCACCGCCCATGAAGGAAGGTTGTCGGCGATAATCTGAGCCTTCAAAGCCTGTGCTTCCCGTAAGGCTATTTGTTCAGGCGAATAATAGGCTTCCAGTGCTGAAGCGTCTACGATCTGCATTTTTGCAACCGCCTCCGCCGAAGTATTAGCTATCAACCTTGCCTTTTCCGCATTGTAAACGTCTATAAATGGCTGGATATAGGCTATATCTTCAAACAGGTAAACCGACCCGTCTTTAAAGACCTTTTTGCCGCTCGCCCCGTTCCAATACACAGCCTTTATGTCTGTTTCAACAAACGCTGAAAAGTCGGCAATACTAAAATACAACGGCTTCCCGTCAACAACAATACACCTGTTAGCCGTCGTTACCGTCACCGTCATTTTCTGCTCCTGTCCCTATCAAGCCTTTTGGCATATCAGCCGTTATGTTTATTGTCTTTGGTATTCCAAGGGTGTCCTGTACGACCTCAAGCGTTTCCAGTGTTACTTTCGCCATGAACTTTATGGCGTCTTCTGATTTATTTCTTTGCTGTTCCTGTGCCGCCTGTAGCCCTATCTGACCGTTGATAATTCCCTGCACCATCAGAAACAACCTTTTGATAGCGCAATCGCAGACCATCTTCGGTTCGCCGTCAGGTCTTTTCCACCACGACTCAACGTAGTTCTCGCACCCTTGCGGCAATAAACAGTCAACGCCAAGCTTGTCGCACATTGCTTTTGTTATTTTCGCACGATTGCACGTACTTACATCACAAGTCCCTTCCATAGTATGCCCCTTTCAAATATTAGTTTTTGCTCGCTATAATTCCGACGTCCGCTAAAGGACGCCATGTATTTACTGTCGCCGAACCACCAGTGCTACCGTGATTATGTGCTGAACCGCCGCCGACAGAACCTGTATTTGATGCACTTGCTCCCGACGTGGTGACATAGGAGCCTGAGTCTGCGTGTTGCTTGAACGTAGAGCCGCCCTCATAGGCATATATGTCTTGCGATTGACAATATACGTTATGCGTGTGATACATCGTATGGTTATGTGACGGGATATATGTCGTAGTTAACGTGAAATCCCCCGTTGTATGGAGATGGGTCGGCTGTGACCATGTCGAGCTGGGAGCCTGTTGCCCGCCGTTGACATTATAAGCGTTTGAACCGCCCTTGACCGCCAATAGCGCATCGCCAATGCCCTCCGAGATAGTCCAGCCAGTGGGAGCCGTGTTTTGATAGAAAAACGCCTTTGTCCCTGCAAGAAACGCTTGCCCTGAGCATCCTATGGTCGCCCTGACCGCCTCTGCCGTCGTGTCGTCAAGGATTGTCCTCGCAAACGCCGTGAGCGTAGCCAACGCCGCCGTCCCAGACCCTGTGAAATAAGGCACTTTGTCGGAAGCGGAAGTAAGCCCTGCCAACGCCGTCAATTCTGCGTCAAGTGGTTGGTATGTCCCAGTATGGTTATGGGTAGAAGACGCCTTTGTCGCCAGCAAAGAGTCCATTTCCGATTCTGTGTAATACCGTGAGTCGTGGTTATGCAATGACGCATCCGTCACCCAGCCGCTCCCGTCATATGTCACCCATACGCTATTGATAAAAGCATGTTGCCCTTTTATTGGAGCTGGGTCTGTCGGATTTGACGTTCCTTCAAAATTACTGCGTAGGGTTTCAAAGTTGGTATTCATTTCCGGTCTGCTGTCTTTGAGTTTGTCCCCCACGTCAAGAGTATAAAAAGCTTGTGACATAATGTATCTCCATTAATTTTTTGTCGCCAAAATTCCGACGTTTGCCAACGGTCGCCATGTATTTGACGTTGTCGTACTGCCACTGTTCCCGTGATTATGCGCCGAACCGCTCCCCGTATATCCCGTGTCTTGGCTTGGCTGGGAGCCTGTATGGTAATATGCGCCATACGGGTCGAGCATATGCCACCATCCCCAATACGGGTCTTCTCCTCCAGCCAGATACCATTGCGAACAATAAAGATTATGCGTATGGTTTGTAAGTGCGTGATAATGTGACGGAAGATGTGTTATGGTTAACGTGAAGTCGCCCGTTGTGTGCAAATGCGTGGGTTGCGTCCATGTCCCTGCCCCCGCCGTGCCGCCGCTGACATTATAGGCATTTGAGCCGCCCTTGACCGCAAGCAACCCGTCCCCCGCCCCGCTTAAAACCGTCCAGCCAGAAGGAGCGGCGTCTTGGAAAAACCACATGACAGTCCCCGCCGCAAACAACTCCCCTTCGACCCCAGGGCATCCTATGGTTGTCCTGACCGTAGCCGCACTTGTATCATCCAGAATGTTCCTTGCAAGCGATGTCAATGACGTCACTGTCGCCCATCCCGCACTTCCGAAATAAGGCAATGTGTTTGCCGCCGAAGTGACACCCGCAAGAGCCGTTAGTTCTGTGTCAAGCGGCTGATATGTAGAGCTGTGATTATGAGAAACGGGAGCCTTTAAGTTTAAAGCGGCGTCCATTTCTGTGCGTGTGTAGTTTCTGGAATCATGATTATGTAGCGATACGTCCGTTACCCACGCACTGCCGCTATACACCATCCAGACGCCGTTCACGAATGAACGTTGCCCTTTTGCTGGGGTCGGGTCTGCGGGGACACTGCTCCCCTCAAAGTTTGCCCTCAGCGTGTCAAAATTCTCGTTTAACTTCGCCCGACTGTCTTTCAACATCTCAGTCCCAGCGATAGTATAAAACCCTTGTTGCGGCATGTTACCTCCACAATAAAAAGCCCCACATCAAAATTGACGCAGGGCTTCATTCCTTAATGATAGGTTGTTATTGATCTATAACATTAAACTCAATACCCGTGTGCAAGCCACGATACCGTGCCGTTTGCCGTTCCGCTGTCGGTTTTCAACCTAACAACAAAGCCGACTTTTGTCACCGATACCACTTCTGGGATTGCAAACGCTGTCGTGTTAAAGCTTGTCACCGTGACGATAGGTATTTCATGGAACACCTTAGCAAAGACAATGCTTGTGTCTCCGCCGTTTGTGATTGTCGTGGTTCCCGTTTCGGAAATATCATACACGTCACATACCGCCGTGAACTCCCTTATCGTAGTCTCCGCCAACCCCGCTGGGTCTGTGTTTGTCATGCAAAACTTGAACAACGCCTTGTCGTAATAATATTCGCCGTCAGCGAACACCTTCCAGTCGGCAAAACCTACAGGGTAGTCTATATCTGTAAACTCGTCATCAGAGGGGAGACACACGGCACAGTCAAAAAACATCGTGCCGTTATAAGACTCGTTTTTGTCGAGCAAGAGCTTTGTCGTTGTACCCGTGGCGGTAAAAACCCCTGATAAATATTGCCATTCGTTGGTTGTTGTTGTTCTAAAAATCCCTATCTGTGTATTTGTGCTTACGTCATACGCTTGTATGGACATATACACAGCACCCGCCGTCCCCGATTTCACCCACGCTGAAAACCTGTACTGCGCTCCAACAACCGTGGGAATCACCTGATAAACATAATTGGTGTCGGGAGTTGTAAGGCGAAGACAATTGCTTCCGTTCAACCCGCCCGACACTATAGCCCATCCTGTCGTATAAGGGGCGGCTGTCCATTCCGTTAAACTGTTCTCAAGCTGACTGTTCAGGAGAAGGTTGTCCGATAGACCTAAATCAAGGATAACGTTCTTAATTCCTATGTCAGATATTATACCTCCGATATTGTCTTGCGGGGAAAGGCATATTTGCGTGGGATACGTAAAGTCCAGTAAATTGTCTGAAACCTCTGCGTATTCGCCTGTAGTAAAATTCCCCACATTGAAAGTATAGCCGTTGCCGTCTTTGCTGATACCAAAACGCATGTCGTCATTTGCGCCGTGGCTTACGTTCACTTCAAGACCGCTGGGCAATTCCTCAATGAACACTTCGTCAAAAAGCATAGTCCCTATGGTTGAGGAAACCTTGCCTATCCATATCCTTGCGTTAGCTTCAACCGCCGTGAACACAAAGCTTATTTTTGCCCAGTTTGAAGACGTAGTCCCGTAAGCGTTCCCCATCCAGCTACCAATCGTTCTATCCGCAACCGTCATCAGGCATTGCTCATTTCCCGCCGTGCCGCTTTTCACCCACATGCTCGCCCGATACACTTTGCCGACCTCTAACGTGGTATCAATAAAAGCGTACTGGGAAGTGTTAGTAAAGGCGGATAAACTTAAATACCCGCCGTTCAACCCGCCGCTGGATACCCAAGACACATCGGCGTTTGAGCCTGCCCATCCCGTAATATTTTCAGCGAAAGAGCCATTCGGGGCAAGATTAGGAACCTCAGCGATCACTTTTCTGCATACCGCCTCGTCAAAGAGCATTGTCCCTTCAGCGGCGTTATTCTTTTCCAAATGAATAGTCACCGTTGTCGCATCGGCTATGAAGTACCCCGTGTGTTTTACCCATGCGCTCGTAGTTGCGCCGTTATATAATAAAAGCGAGCCTGACGAATTAACCACAATGGCAAAATTGCCATCCCCTGACGTCCCAGATTTCACCCACACTGAAATTTCATATTTCTTTCCAACTTCAGTCGTGGCTGTCTGATACGCAGTTTGGTAATCGCCACTCGTTCTTGTGATTGCAAGACAATTGCCCGACTGCCCGTCTGACACACTGGCAATCGTACAATATGTCGTACTCCATTCCGTATTTGGGTCTGTTTCAAAAGAGCCATTTGTAAATAGCTGAGGGAGTAGCCTGTAATTCACATCATGGACAGAGCAAAACGAAACACCGTCAAAAAGCATCGTCCCTGCATCAGAACATTCCTTACGTAAATACAAATATCCCGACGTCGTGTCGGCAATGAACGCCCCAGTGTGAAGCACCCATTGACCTGTCGCCACGCCACTCCGATACGCAAGATACGCTGAACCGTTGTGAAAACCTACCTTCATCGCCACGCCGCCAGCCGTCCCCGCCTTCACCCACACGGAAAACTTATACGTCTGACCGATCACCAGCCCCGTTATTTGCTGTCTGGCATACTGGACAGTGCCGCCCGTTCTGTTAAGTTGCAAGCAATTACCAGATACACCGCCGCTCACGCTTGCCAGCTCACAATCGGTTGCCGCCCATCCGTCTGTATTGGCTGTAAAAGAGCCGTTAGCCACAAACTCATCGGCAAGCTGGAAGTTGCCGTGATCTCTCCTTACGAACATGCTGTTCGTGGCGTTCCGCAACTGCAAGACATTCCCATTCGGGAGCATAGTAAGACTTGCCTCGTCAAACAGAATAGTCCCCGTTGCGCTATGGTTTTTTATTAACGCTATATAGTTTTCAGTGCCGTCTGAGGTAAAATCCAATGAATGTTTTACCCAGCTTGACGTTGTGGCTCCGACAATAACACGAACCTGTCCGACGCCCGCATTGTCAAGACCTATCATAAACTCTTTGTCAACGCCGCTTGTCCCCGCCTTCACGTAACAAGACAAACGGTAACGCTGTCCCGTTATTAACCTGCCCGTTGAGCCTGTGCCTACCAGCCTGTTTGTCCAGCACTGCGCCCCTACGCTGTCCGTAAGCTCAAGACAGTTCCCCGATACGCCGCCTTCCACACACGCAACACTGCATCCAGAAGACGGACTCCACCCGTCCACGTTTGTCGTAAACGAGCCGTTGGGTACACACTCCGACAACGCTGGGAGCGTCAACCTGAACAGCATAGCGTATGTACTGGGGATTGTAAGGTCGTAAATAACCGATGTACCGGAAGCGTTCACCAGCCCTTTGTGAAGCGTCCCCTGCCCGTATGTAGGGCTTGTTGATGTCGTGGGTTCCACGCCTTTTTCAGTGGCGTCATCCCCGCAAAGTCTGATCGCATCAACATAAGTCGAGCCTAAGCTGTTAAACGTTGATATTTCTTGCCAGTAATGAATAGAATCTGCGTCCTGTATTTCACCCCAAGATGATTCCATTTCTCCCCACGTTGACTCTATGTTGTCCCACACCAGCGTACTTCCCATAATGGAGTCAAACGAGCATAAAACAATATTGCGTGAACGTGTCACGCCCTCTACGTCAATAAACGTGTCGGGGATGAAATACGCTTCGGAAACCCCAGCGTCCATGACTAATTCCGTGCCGTTAATGGTAAAATTATGCTTCACGCCGCTCCAATCGTTGTCGGCGTTATCAAGCTCAAAGATTATATTCTTGTTGCTCCCTATGTAGTTGACCGTGGTATCAATGGCATTTGGGGAGTATTCCCCTGTCGCACTGATAGCCTTAATGTAGTACGTCACGTTCCCGCTTCTTGTTGAGGGGATTAAAATCTTGGTCTGCTTTGTAGAGCCGCACCGAAACCCGAACGTCCAGTCATCCATGCGGATTTCATACTCTTTCACGCACGTATTCTCTACTGGCGTCCACATTAGTTGAATATAGTCGCCGAGCTGAACCCCCATGAAATCTTCTACGTCTGCGGGAGTGGGGATTTCACCCGTAACGGTAATCGGGTAATCAAGTTTATGGGTCGTCTTTTCTATTTCATTCGTGACGTTCCACTGGGTATACGGCTTCACCAAGAAATAATAGGTCTTTCCCACGGTAAGGGGAGTCACGGTAAAACTGTTGAACCGTGTCCACCCAGCGGACGCCCAGTTTTCCCCGTCCTCACTCATCAAGATTTCATATTTCTCAACTTTTGCCAGCGTATTCGCTGGCATAGTGACATACGGAAAGTCAACCTTGACACAAGATATAATTGTCTCGTTGATATATTCAGCTTTTTCAGTAAGCACCAGCCCCGCCACAAGGGGAGGCACATCGTCTTTTGAAGATGTGACTGTCGGATTTGTCGCTATCTTCACGGGAATTGGCGTTTCAACCCCGCCGTCTATTTCCCATTCCTCAACAATCCCCAGTTGGCTGTAATTTGTTTGCGGGACATATACATTGTCGCAATCGGTATAAATGGCGGCGTTATATTCCTCGCCCCTGATCTTGACAGTGCGCTCCGCCTTTTTGGAAATGCTTGTCACCCGAAAAGGCTTTGACTCTATCCCCACCAGCCCGAACTGATAAAGGTCGCCCACTGCAAACGCAGGGTCTTCCGCCCCGAATATAATAATATGGTCTATGTCGTCAGTGACCGCTGAAATCCAGTCATAATACACCTGTGTATTGTCGTTCTTGCGAACCCTGAGCCTGTAGGTTTCCCCCGTTTCAACGGGAATGTCTATGTCAAAATAAATAGCCCACTGAGCATTTTCAACGACCTCTACGATGTCTTGAATTCGCCCGCCCCAGCCATACTGGGGAGTGTTGTGCTGAAACAAGACTATGTCGCCGCACTGACAGATAACGGCGTCCATGCCAGCCTCAAAATCAACAACCTTCTTGGTTCCGATAGCCTTACGCATGGCGAAAGCAAGCTCACGTTTCGCCCTGCTTTTCTTTGTTAGCCCGTAAAGCTGGATTGTCTTGCTGTTCGGGATTTCATCGGCTCTCGTAGAATCAATCGCCGTTATTGTCACCCTGTTAAATTCATTTTCTTCGTCAAGAATCTGGGCTTCAAACATATTGGCGACGTCTTCCATGCCAATGTATGTTTCTTCATAGCTGTCCTCAACGATATTTGCCATTGAGAACATTTGCACCGAGCTTCCCGCCTTATCAATGACGACCTTGATCTTGTCGCCTTCCCAGTACGGAGCCGCCCTGCATGTCATACATATTTTCTGGATAATGTCTATCGCCTTGAATGAAGAATCCAGCACAAAATTAAACTCAAAACGCTTCTCCTGAGCCTCTATATCTACACCCAGACTGCCATCATAATACGTGTACGTTACTTCCTCGTCGCACCAGTCGTAGAAATCTATGAAGCTGTCAATGTCAATCTGGTCAGCGGAAATCTTCCGCCCCAGCCCGTATCTCTCATTGGTTAAAATATCGTAAAGGATATTTGCAGGGTTGTTGCTGTAAGCTTTTGGATTGCTGAGATTATTGACGTCTAAAACTTTGACGCCATCAATGGTCGCCGTTAACGCTGGCATCGCCCCTGATATTTTGTCTGTCGCCAAAATTCTCAGCCCAAGGAGAGCGATATTGGGATAGGTTAAGGAAACGTCCTGTATTTCGTGGAATTCTGTGAAGTATGTGTCTCCCGCTTGCCGTGCGCTTCCGTACTCCACCGTTGTTCTGGTTATCCTGACCAAATACTTGTCAATTGACGGGAAGTTGCAATGAATTTGAAAGTCAACTGTAGACTTGGAAGACGCCATTATCAGATATGTCCCAAGTGTCGTGTAGGTTCCGATGTCATGCACGGCATATTCAACTTTGATATACACTCCAAGTTGTTGAATATCCCCCGCCGTGTCAACCTGATATAGCGATGGACACTGAACTCCTATTCTTGCCGAACCCACCTCGTCAACCGTGGCATAAATATAGGGATTAAGATAAGTAAGCTGGCATCCCGTTACATTGTAACGCTTGATTAGTTTTGAAAACCATGAAATCGCTGTCTGATTGACGGTTCCCGTCTTACACTCGTATGCTATGTTTGTCGCAAAATCGCTTATTTTCTGCTTGTTAATATAAATAAGACTTGTGTCTACCCCGCTGATCTCCCCTTCGCTCAATCCCAATAGAATGTTGAGATACTTGCTGGTAATAATCCCGTTTGTCACGTCGCCGTCAGTGAAGCCCTCGATAACAACGCCACCGACTCTATGCCTCCCGTACACCACGGGCATAACCGAGCCTTCGCCGATAATGTTTTGTATGCCATCCCACGCATAGGTTTTTGAATTGGAAAAGGAGTTCTTCGCAGTGGCAACTGTCGGGCTTTCAACTTCTGGGGCAAACATTTCAGCGATAGCCCCTGCCAACGCCCCCGCCATCATTCCTATACCCACGCCGGACAAATACCCGCCCGTGAAATACCCGATGACAGTCAGAATAGCCCCGACAACAAACGTCACAATCTGTGACGCGTTTTGCACGTCATTGATGAAAATTATTTCATCATATTTGCTCGGTATCGCATCCCACTCTACTTTTTTGCCAGTGATTATGGGATATATGGCGTCCTTATCTGGCTTCTCGCCAAGAATGTCTTTATAATATTCCTCCACGTTTTGCGGCTGATATTCTACGTCAAACTCTTTCCTGTCTTTCTTATCAAAAACATTTGGAATGTAGATTATTTTCATTGTATGTCCCTAAACCTGTGAAAGTTATAAATGCGCTTATTCCACACCTTCAGCTTGGAAACGGCACATCCGTACCCGCTCAACGAATGGATAAATTTCTGTTTCCCTAAAATAACGCCACAATGGTTCGGCGTCTTTGAGTTGTTGCATATTGACACAATGTCAAAAGGCTTTATTTGTTCTGGGGATATTTCGTCAAACTGCGTATAGTAATTCTCCACCATAGCCATCGCTACTGTCGCATCGTCATAGCTGGCAAGCTTGTAATCCTTCAGCTCAATGCCCAGCTCAACCCTGTAAATAAGGATTAAAAGTCCGTAGCAATCACACCCCTTGAAGCTTCGCCCGTCCCGTGCATACGGGATTGTTATGTAGTCGTCGGTATTAAAAATATATTCTTTCATTTGGTATCGCTGGAAAGCCTCCAAAACGTGCTACGTTGCCTTTCGCCTTACACGCCTCAAACGATCTGTCGCATGTGGTGTCCGAACCGCTGTATCCGCATGAGCCATCTGTTCCCTTAAACCTATGCCAGCACATCCTTGAGCGTACTGTTCGGGCTGGTATCTCCAGCCGCAAAACGTCAAAACCTATGGATAAGGTAAATGAAACGTAGTCCTTCTTCGCTTTTGCCGATTTAATCCTGAACGTTGTGGCGATATAATCCGAGACCCCAGAAAATATCTGGATTATCTTGACCTTCTTTCCGATAAGGTCGTAATTCTCAATATAATACTGGATTGCCCTGTCTGCGTTCCCCACGGTAAGGGTAACGTCGCTTATTTGCCCGTCTGACTCACATGATTGCTCCGACGCCTTAATAACTGCCTTTTCATAGGTATTGCCCCCGAACAAAACGTCATCATCCCAATCTGCGAAACGTTTTGGGTCTTGGGCGTCATCATAATAGACTTCATAAAGATATATCGTGGTAAGTTCCGAGCTGTTAATAAGAGCCTTGCCATCTGTGCTGAACGTCAACATACTTTTAACTCCACATCTGCGTTTGCGATATAAGCGTTCACGTATTCAATATTAAGCTTGTCCTCAGCGAACCTGCATATGTACGTCACCCCGTCTATGTGATTGACGAAGTAAAATGCTTCGTAAGCTCCCTTGCGGGCTTTAAAAAAGTCAATTAAAACGCCTAAGTTTGTCATATTAAGAAGTTGGTGTTTGAGGATAAAGGTCGGACGTGACACGCTATGGTTCGCCGAACGTTGCTCATATCCAGCCTCAAACTTGACAACCGTTGTCTTAAATTCATCCGTCTTCTGGGATATTCTGTTGGGAACCAATGGGTATGTCGCCATGCTTTATCTCCAATAAAAAAAGGGGCTTAAAAAAGCCCCCTTTTACGATTATGCGTACTGTACGATTATGCGTACTGTATGATTGTCTTTCGTGTTACCCCGTTGCTCGCTATGTCTCCGTTGATCGTGTCAAGTATCATCTGTCGTAGCTTCGGCAAGCTTTCCGTGACGCTTTTCTGGTCGCCGCCGTTAATAGTAACGTTCAAAACAACGCCCTGCTTCTGTCCGTTCTTCAAGTATTCCTTTAGGTCTGCGTTTGTCTTAGAATCAACAACTCGCTCGTTTTTCTGCAAGAGCCATGTGCCGTCCTCTGGGACGCTCTCAATACCTTTATGCCCCATAGCCGACAGCCCTGAGCCAGCCACAAAGCTTCCCATCATGGCGGCTCCCGCCAACGCTTGCGATGCGGCGGCGTAATACTTCCCAGCGGAGGCGGAATCATTTGACGCTGTTTTTATCAGCCCCATGACGCCGCAAAAGGCGGCTTCCATTAACAACTGTGCTGTTTTCTGTGCCGCAAACGCCTGTAGTTCTTTCATTAAAGAACGAACAAACTCTTTCCCTGCGAATTTGCCTGTCTGGGCAAATGTAGTCAAAACCTCCTGCATGGGAGCTACCATCGACTCAAACGCTCCCCTGATATTGGAAGTGACATCGGTAAGCTTCGTGACATTCGACACGTAGCCGTCAACCACCCATATGTCAAAAGCCCTTGCCTGAGCGTCCGCCAACTTGTTGTACTCGTCATAAAGCTTGTCAAATTCTTCCTGCGTCCCCGCTTGCTGAAGGCTTGGCATTGCGCTTTCCCACACGCTGGATATTGCTCTATCCCTGTCAGACTTGCCTACTCTGTTAAATGCAAAAGAGTTCACCATGTTCGCCGCCGACACCTGATCTTTCGCATTTTGAAGGTTCGTTGCGGCGATATACTCTTTCTTCGCCTTGATAAGTTTTTCAACTTGGGTGATCGCTTCTGGGTACAGCACAAGTAAGCTTCTAAACTGGTATAACGTTTCAGCTTCCGCTTTTCCCTGTTCCGAAGCGACGCCTATCAATTTTGTCTGCTGTTCAATGTCTTCAGATTCAAACTTAATCTTATTGATATATTCTGCATTGACCTTTTCAATAAGGGTTTCTCTTAAATTCAGAGTTTCGTTGTAAATCTTGCCGTTATAAATGCCTTTAGACTCAAACTCGGAGGCAAGTTTGGCGATCTCAGTGTCAACTCCCTGTATGGCTTTTGCATAATCCCTCATGCCAGCCGCCAAGGTATCGCTGGAAGCCGCTGTCTGCAATTTCAATAAACTTTCAAGCGCATCGTCGTATTTCTTCTGTAAATCTTCTGCGGCTTTCTCGTCTTTTTTGTCTTGCGCCTCGCCTTTTGAGAATCCTTTTGTTTTGTTAATAGCGTCGTTGACTCTTTTCTGCGCCTCTGTCGAAGCTTTTAAAGCGTTGTCTTTCGCAAAAATATTCGCTATCGTCCCTTCATAAGAGCCTTTCTTGGTCGCTGGGGCTGAAATTATCCCTTTGTTTTGCAAATAAGCGTCAACTTGCTCAGGAGTTGACTGGTACAGCATATCAACTTCTTGCTGGGTAAGTTTCTTTTGCTGGAAGGCTGTTGACACAGTCGCCATTCGTGCGGCTCCTGTGGCTATTTTACTGACAAGCCCCGATACTCCCGATAACATCACCAGTAAATATCTGAATTTCGCCCCGCCGACTATCGCCCCAACAAGCCCGTATTCACGAACAAACTCTGGCATCGCCATAAAGCCCTGCCACATGGTATTGATCGCACCGACTACGCTTTTGAGTGCTGGGATTGCGGCGTCTGCGAATTTCGCTATGCCCACCGCCGCCTGTTCAATAAAAACAACGAGCTTTTCGCTTATCGCCTTCGCCAGATCATCTGTTTTGTCTTTCGTGTCGTCCAGATACTTATTCCAGTTTAAGAAGACGCCCTTCAAGTAGTCCATCAACCCAGCGTCCATAATGGAAAGCCGAAACTGATACCACTTGTCTTTCATCATGGACATCAAGCCGCCCCAAGAGTTCGCCATGACGATTGAAGCTTGACTCAGTAGACTTTGAGGGTCTTTAATCATATCCATGAGAATTTTGCGTGTTTCAGTAGCACTCTTTCCCACTAATCCTAAAGACTGCGTGATACCCTCTATCTTAAACTGCCTTGCGGCGTTACCTCCTGACGTATAGAGCCTAATAACGTTATTGGTAACTGACTCAACGTCTTTATTAAATATCGCTGAAATACCAAGAACGACCTTCTCATATTCGGCAATCTCTTTCGCCCCGCCCTTCACTATAGTTGTCAACCTTGCGGCTGAAGCGAGTATATCTTCAAACTGGAACGGTACTTTTGCAGAAAGAGCCTGCATTTCCTTGAAAAGCTTTTTTCCTTCCTCAACCGAACCGAACATCAGCCCCATTTTGACTCTTGCCGCTCCCGCCGACGTCCCAGCTTGCAACAAGGCATTGCTGTTCGCATCCATTAGTTTCTTTAGTCCGCCGAGTGCCGACTGGAGAAGCTGGATGCCTTGATTCATGGCGATTGCACCTGCGCCCATCCTGCTGAAGCCAGAGCATACTTTTCCAACGCCCTGCGAAAATCCGCTGGTAGATAATGATACTGCGCTACTAAGTTTTGCGACTTCCATTGTGTTCTCTCCTACTTATGAAACGCCATTATCTGACGCAAGTTCTCAAACCCTTTCCTGTCAAAAGTTTCCTCTGAAACGGTAATAACCTCGCCCATCTGTTCGGTCAGGTTTTTGTAATACCCACCATCCCCCATGATCGCATTTGATATTAATTGCATCATGCGCCTGTCTTCCTCAGCCCGTATCCTGTCAACGTTTCTCGCAAGCTCCCAGAACGTGTAAATCGGCAATGCTAAAAGCCCACTATAATCAATAGCGTAGAAGTGCATCACAGAAGCGGCAATGTAAGAAAAATCTACACTGCCCCGTGTTCGTTTTTTTCAATGTCGCCTTCTGCTAATGTGGCATCTGGGTCAACTCCCTGTGATACTTGGATAAGCGCATTGAGAACGTCAAACGTCAGTGATTTCAACACTTCCATAGGAATATTGGTAATGGTTCCGAGTAATTTCACCATCGTTTCAACATTCTCTTTCGGTGTCGCCGCTTCGACTGAGCTTGCTTCATTCAAAAACATGTCAACGGTCACTCCATAGACTTCGTACATCTGTCCGTTGATGATAACCTTCTGCGTCCTTTTAAACTTGTCTAAATTAATTACTTTCATCTATGCCCCTCTGTATAATAGTAAAAAGGGCTACCCTATTGCGTAGGGTAGCCCTTTATTCGTGCGAGAATGGCTTTCACGCCATTTTCTTCTACTAAGGCGTTCTTAAACTTATGCGGTATACGTAAACGCTGTCGTTTTCGTCTTATCAACACTGTCGATTGTAACCGCAACCGTTACCGCCCCCGCCGCATGTGCTGGGGTCGTACAGTTAATGGTATTGTCATCGACCACGCTGAAGCCTGTCGCCGCCGTGGTATCAAACTTTGCGCCTGTCGCCCCTGTGAACCCAGTGCCGTCAATGACAACCGCCGTCCCACCAGCCGCCGCCCCAGAATTCGGAGTAACGCTGAAAATAGCCGTTGCGGTAAGATCGCCAAATGCCACGAACCCGCTTGCGCCCTTCAGTGCCTTGAATGTCACTTCGTACACCCTGACATTATCTTTCTCAAAGGCGAACTCTATGTTCGGTTTCGCCACGGCATGAAACACGGTAATCGTGTCATTGTCCGAAGCGTCAACGGGAGTGATAACAAGCTCTTTTGCCGTGTCAAGCATGTTCGCCCCAGCCTCACCCTTTAATATTAATATTTTCTTTGTCCCGTCAGTTCCAATTTCACAACTGGGAAGTATCTCTGCCAGTATCGCCAAGTCATACTCAGCCAAAGGAACCTTGACCTCAAACGTCTGCTTTGTCAAAACCTCGCCAACAGGCACGTCTTCCTGATCGACAGTCATTTCCGTTGACTCGCTCTGGAAGCTGACCTTCACGCCGCCTTTCGTGTATCCTAAATTCGTAGTGCCAAAAACCACTTCGCAAACGCCCATCTTTACATTTGCCGCTGTCCCCATATTGTATATCCTCCTAAGAAGTTCTATATGTTACGATAAAATTCATTGTAAACGTTATGTTTTCCGCCGCTTTCAGAAGCGTAGGATAATTTACAACCTCAACCCCCAACACTGTATAAAGCTCGTTTTCGTCATAGTAATACTCCCCCAGCATACCCGCAACCGCCCTACAAATATCCTCAGCCAGATTCCAGCCGTCTTTCATCGCCCATCCAGTGACAATGATATTCACGGGAGTCCGCCTGAGAAATTCTAAAGTGTTGACAGGATTTGTCGGTGAACCTGTGCTTACGACAACGTGCTGGTCGCCCCTGCCCTGCTCGGCAAAAAGGTTCGTTGCTTTTGTAAGTTCAAGTCCATACCCTTCAAGGGTGTCTATGATAATATTACTTAGCACTTAAAAACTCCTTTATTTTCATTATAATATAAGTTTCAAAAGCTTTCTTGTTGTCATGGAAAGCCCTCTCTAAAAACTTCCGCCCAATGATAACATCGGTTGAAGCTTGCTTTTGCTGTGATTTCGCCCCTAACGTATAATGACCCTCATGGATATAAAGTGCATAGTCTGACCCAGGAGCGTTTGCAGGAATGTAAACATGCCCCACAACGTTTTTTACTTCTGCTCCCTTCTCTACCGTCTTCTTTTGGCTTGCGATTAAGAAGCCTTCGTCAATAGGGGTTCTCTTTATGCTTTCAACCAACAGCTTGTCACAAAGGTCGCTTATAATTTGGGCGGCGTGTTCAGAAGCTTTGGCGTCTAACGCTTGCATTTTGTTGATCGCCCGTTGACATTGCTCCGAGAATTCGGCGGAATTAAACTTCAGCTCCATCTTTCACCTGCCTGAGTTGAATTTCATAATACTTTACCTTGCCGCTGAATCCGCTGATCGCCCTTATAGCCACAGGCTCATACCTCACACTATTGTACTGAAAGATTATCGTGTCGTCTGGGAATATGGAGCTGTAAGGAGCAAAGGTCTTGTTGCTTGTGATAATCTTCATATCATAGTTTTTTTGATGCCCTTTGTTCTCTGACTTGCCAGCCTTCACCATCTCCATGATACAGCACCGCAAATTGGTAGCCGTCAGTTGTATGGCTTCGGCGAATTCGTTGTACTCGTTGGTAATTAGTGAAATCGTGTTGTTGTATTGCATAATGTGTCCTCAATATATGACGTCTTCGTCAAACTCTGGAGCTTTCTCTATCGAAACAACTTTGAGTTCTGGGAATAGTTGCAACGCCAACTCCACCGCAACGCCAGCCCTCCACGGATTCGCCCCGTCAGGCATGACGTTTTGCTTGTGGTTTAGGTTTAAAACGTGCTGGAACACTTCATTCTCGGATTTCCAGCCTAATTCGTCATCCCAGATTGCCGTTATATCGCCCAGCTTGACTTTAGCTCCCATATTTGCCCCTCAAAATATCAACAATGAACTTGAAGTGTCCCCTGTCGGCTTTTAGAAACCCGATGGGGTCTGTTAATATTTTCTCAAGCCCCATAGAAAACACTTCAGTTGCCCCATTGGAGTAATGCTTCCCTACATACGGGTTAAAAAACTTATCTGCCCTCGTCTTTTCGCTTTCATTATAATGATTCCCAGAAACTATATCGTTTAAGCGAACAAGGTTTTCGCCTTTCGTCCTTTTATCCAAAAAATTCCTGCAAGCTGTTGATATACGACCATTTTTATCTTCAAGTAAATGAGCAAGTTCGTGAACTGTTGTTCCCAAATCACCATTGGGTAAAAATATTCCACCCTTGTCATCATAATGCGCCCGTTTTCTCGTCCTAAAAACTTTTATTGCAACCTTGCCAAACCCCTCATTACGTTGAATATCTAAAACAGTTTGAATGTTTTTGGCAATTTCTAACATTGTTTTCTTGCCGAACCCACCATTTTTTCCACCTTCGATGATTGTTATTTCAGGCTTGATAACGCCACCTTCTGGTTGTTTCATCATAGACATGAAGGAATAACCCTGTTTTTCACTTAGCGTCACCAACCTTCTGTTAATTTCGGAATATTCATTCAACAATAAGCGATATTTTACGTTGTTGCGAGAAGAAGAAAATACCTCAGCCTCAGAAAGCCCATTTTTTCGATATGCGTTTAGAATCACGTCCATTTCGCCGTTAATGGACTTCTTTCTGCCGAATAGCATCTTCGCTTCTTGATTATATTCGTTTGTAATTGTTTCATAGGCGTTTAATAAATCGTCAGTAGACATACTCGTAGCCGCCAACCCTTCTAACGATTCCTCTGGGAGTGTCAGGTCAATTTCCTCACCTTTGGCTATCTTGTCAAAGGCTTCCTCGACGTCTGGGTGATAGGCAATTAAGATATGCTGACAGTTCGGGTGAAACAACCCATCCACAATCGCATCCTCAAGCGTAGGATAGTCTTTTGACGCACCTGTCAGGCTTAATACTTGACCTTCCCACGGCTTGCATAAGTGACAGACCGTCCCGTGGTCAGACACAATAACTAAATCCTGACCTTCTGCCGCCAACGTATTGATATAACATTCACGCTGAGTGTTCAGCATTGTGGTTCGCATGAGCATTGTGAGATAGTTCTTCGTTTCCCAGTTCCGCCCCGCTTTATCTACAAACTTGAAATTTGGGTCTTTACTTAGAAGTGTTGATTGTAGCTCTTTGGTCGCTTTAGCCCGTGACCATCCTTCGACAGCCGCTTTGCGTGAGATAAGTGCGGCGTCCTCTCTCAACATGCGCTGGGAATCAGCTTTCATCTTGTCGGTCTGCGCCGCTACATGAATGAACGTGTCTTTAAAGACGTTGTTGACATAATCGCCGTTGTATTTGTAATGCCATTCTTCCGACTTCGTTATCCCCGTGCCGAGAACGTCAAGGTCTTTTATGGCTACCCTTGTTGAATACTCAGAGATGGCTTTGAGCGTCGCTTCTATGACGTCGCCGCCTATTCGCTTCATGCCTTGCAGTTCGGCGGCTATGCCTTTCATCAGCTCTTTTTGTTTGGCATACGTGGCATAATTCGTATCTTTTCTGCCTTCTGCCATAATCGCCCAGATAGCATTATAGGCGTCCTTGTAAGCTTTTGCCAAATCAGCCTCAGCGTTACTGGAAAGCTTGTCAATTTTGGTCGGCTGTCCCGTGTATCTGTCTTTAAATGCCGTGATTGCGTTTGCCATTATGAATCCTAATACCTGTGTATCTGCATGTTAAAATCAGAATAGTATGACAACAATTTCAAAACCTTCGGATGCCATTTGCTGAAGGGGTTAAATCCCGTGATGCTTTTTGAGATGCTCCCGAAGCCTTCCGACTTCACACCCTGTATTCTCCCTGTGATTGCCTCTTTGATAGTGTCTGAATTCTCAAAGATATAAAGTGCCTGATAGATACAAGCGTTTTTCGCCTGTGTGAAGCCATCGCCGATGTCAAACCCTTCTTCATTTTCAGACGTATCCAGTGGGAAATTCAACGCCTGTGTGTCTGCATTGCTGGAATACGCTACGGGAATCTCATCTATGTCTTTAGTCGCCGTCCTAAGAAGCTTCTCTTTGTCGGCGTCGGATAAAGAAGCCCACTCGTCAGCACCATAGGTGTTTCCCAGAAGCGTATTTGCCTCTACCAGCGACGCATAGCTGTCCGCCGCCGTCCCGCCTTTTGTTACGTCTAATGCCATAGTAAACTCCTTTAAAACTTAATGCCCACGCCGATATTGAAGTTTCTCCCTACACAGTACCCCGTGGCGGCTATCGTGCTTGTCTGCCATAGAAGCCTCCACTTTGAAGGCAATACGTGGGCGATGGCAATGTGCGCCATTGCGGAAACCGCCATAAACTCATTCACCGTATGTTTCTTCGGGTGTCGCCCCATAATGATATTATGCTCATGGTATTTACTGGGGTTGTCTGCGATCTCAAGCGTCTGTCCCCAGTCCACTATATGGAGCGTCTGCCATGCGATCTCACGCCATAGGTCGCCCTGCGTCCACGGGTCAGCCGATAATGCCATGCTGGGGAGTAATAAAATCACCGCCACTATGACAATAAGATTACGCATACGTGTACGCTCCTGTTTTCGCCGCTGTCTGTAAGCCCTGCGTCACCGTGACCGTCACTGCCCCTGCCGCATGTGCTGGAGTCTTGCATTGAATACGTCGTGAATCCAGTGTGACAATATTCGTAGCCAGCCCCGTGTCAAACTTGACAACGCTCTGCCCGTTAAAGCCTGTTCCCAGAATGACAACCGTAGTTCCCCCCGCCGTTGAGCCAGTGTTCGGAGTCAGTGTTTCTATGGCAAGGGCTAATCTGCCCGCCATCCGTTTCTTCTCTCGTATGTTTTGCAAGGCGACTGCCATTGTCTTGTCCATTATTCTCCCTCAGCCTTTTCTTTTTTCGTCCGTATACGCTTTGCTTCCGCCTGTTTTATTGCTTCGGCGGCGGCGAGTATTCTTGCCTTTGCCTCTGCTTCCGCCTTTGCTTTTGCCTCAGCTTCTGCTTCCGCCACTTTTCTCGCTTTTGCTTCCCTTGCCCTGTTAAACCCTGCTAAACCCATGTAAAATCCTCCTTATTTCACCGCTGTAACGCCCGCCATGAAACTCTCGACCAACGCCCGTATCTGGTCGTTTGTCAATTTCGCTTCGGGGAGCCTTGGGTCAAACTTCACCATCTGTAAAACCGCCAATACATTCGCCTGTGTCATCGGGTCGTCAAGTTCGCCGACAAGCGTAAGGACGGTCTGCTTGAACACGTTATTCATCGCCTCGTTGGTTGAGCCGTTTTCAATCGCCTTTAATATCCCCTCCGCTACGGGGATTGCCCTCGCCACAAGCCCCTTGTTGTTTTTGGCAAGCAGATACCCAGCGTCAAACGCCAGAATCTTCACCGCTGGGCTTATTTCCTTCTCAAAACAAAACCATTTGCTCATGTTTTCCCCCTCTTGCTTTGCCGAGCCGTAAGAAAAGAAAAAGGGTATGCCAAGACATACCCCTTCTCAAAATAATCGCTCTCCGTTGATTGTCGTGAGCTGTTTTTTGCGCTATATCGCTACTATGTAGCTGTTTCCACGCTTGTCCCGCCCGTTACGGTAATACCCATAATGGTAAGGTTCGCCACTGTGAGCGTATTGGTATTTGACGCCGACCATGTGCCTGTTCTGGTAATCGCCACATTCGCCAAACCTTTGACAACCGTCAAGGTCGTACTGGCAATTGACGCTGTCCCAGCCGCCGTGTCTGCGATGCTCAAAGTAGTTGTCCATGAGCCGTTGATATTGGTAAGCCGTTCCCCTGCGGCGTTCTTCAGCTCGATAGCAACCATACGATCTCCCGTAATGCTTGCCGCCGCCGTTGACTTTGTCGCTGGGGTAATTGACATAACGATGTCGTTCTTCGCCACTATCTGCTCAAGGAAGCGTTTTTCTTTCATCTGTGTACCAAGCGCATGACTGTTTTCAGTACTCAATTTTGCCATAATATAGAACTCCTTTCGTAAAATAAGTAAGGGCGGCTGTTGAAAATCCTTGTCGGGATTTAGGCTTGCCTTTTCAACAACCGCCCGCTTTGTATGCGCTTGACTAACCGTTGGTAATAAGTTTCACAAGGCGAATATTCTTCTTCTCGTAAACTCTATCCCACTGCTGGGCTTCCTCGCACTCTGCGTTGGTCGGAGACACACCCGCAATGCTCACTTCGCCCCATTTGATACCTCTGGGATGCAGAATGAAATGACGCCTGTGAATCAGGTAGTCCTGTCCCTGCAATGAATCCCTGTCTGTCTCCACGGGTACGGGAGCAGAACCCTCACCACGACCTATTGCGCCAGCACCGAACAGATACGTAGTGTACTCGTAATTCGGGGATACCGCCACGGCGGGACAGCCATCGTCAACAATGACTCTCTTGCCCATGTAGGTCGGGATGTTAACCTTGCCCTCGGAGTCGGGGACAAAATCAATAAGGTTTAGCTTCTGGAGCCGTGTGTAGCATACGCTGTGCATCGCCAGTGCCGTCAGCTTCCCAGCGGCGTCGCCCAGTTTTGCGGCGGCGTCTAAAATCCCGTTGGGTCCAATCAGGTGACTGTCAAGGACAGTGCCGCCGTCTGCCACGGAAATATCGGAAACCAAATCGCCGCTGTCGTTGGCGGCGTTGTCGGCGAAGACGCCTGTCAGGGTAGAAATCAAAAGAGCCTGTTCCCTGCGGTTCCAGTAAGCCGCAACCAGATTCGCAATAGCCGCCATCGGGTCATCGCCCGACAGTGCCTTCGCTAAATCTGTTGCGCCCCACGCACGACCTCTCATGTGAAGTCTTGCAACGTCTTTCACAGCGGTAATGTTCCCCGCCGTCAACGGTGAAGTCTCGGACAGGATTTCATCATCACCTGTCAAGTCCTGAAAAAATGGCATTTCTATAATCTTGCCCCCAGCCTGAGCCAATATGTCAAGGGAAGGGTCGGGAACAACAATGCCAGCCTGAATCAGTGCGCTCAGGGCGGCTGTCCTTTCTGCCACGTAAGGGATAAATACTTCGGGTACTACGATATTTTCAATCTTTGTTACTGCCATTATTCAAAATCCTTTCTAAAAATAATAAGTTATTTGCCAGCCTCAGCCTTTAATCTGTTCGCCAGCTCGGGGTTCTCCTTTATAATCTGTCCCTGCAAGGTAAGATTGAAGGACTCTTTCTTCCACGGGTTCGCTATTCTCTGGGTTCCAAACGCAACCATCGAGCCGCTCCCTGTACCCGCCTTGCTTCCAGCAAATAAGTGGGCATATTCCTGACTCTGCTTCATGTCTTCAAGCAACTGGGGTATGCTATAAAGCTGTCCAGTTTTTATGTCAGTTTTTGCGTTACCTTCTCCATCAAGGACTTTGATAACCCTTCTTCCGTCTTCCGTAAGGTCGACCTTACAGCTCTGCAATGCGACCATCTCTACCAGCTTAGGATTAATCGCCTTTGCAACCGTAGCCGCCACGGATATTTCATTGCCCAGTATGGTCTTATTCAGTTCGGCTTCCAGCACTCCCATTTTTGCGACCAGCTCGGCTTTTTCTGCGTCTTTCTTCTCCAGCTCTTTCTTGTGCGTGTCGGCAAGCTGTACCCTCAGCTTTTCAAAGTCGCCCTTTGCTTCCAGCTTCTTTGTCTCCGACTCAGCCTTCTCTTTCTTGAGTGTCTCGTACTCGTCAGCGTCAATGGCTTCCAGCTTTGCCATACGTTCTTCAAGCTCTTTTGCCTTCGTGCGATACTTTGCGTTTTCAGTACGCAAAGATTTCACATAGTCTTCCGAGTAGGTCTTCTCTTTGTCTTTCGCTTCTAATTCTGCAATGCGCTTCTTGTCTTCGTCAGTGGCGTCCTTCTTGGACTTCAGAGCCTCAAGCTCTTTTTTCTCTGCGTCTGTCATAACCTGTGTATCTCCTTGTTTTAATTAAAATAAAAAAGCCCTGACTGTCATAGTCAAGGCTTCTGTCTGTTATTATGGAGCTGGGAATAGGAATTGCACCCATAACCTACCGATTACAAGTCGGTGGCTCTACTTGTTGAGCTATCCCAGCTTATTTCTTCCGCCATATCGGTTTCGCCAATACAGGCTCAAACTGCATACTCACAACCCTGCTCTCCGTCATGGCAAGGGTACACGTCTTGCTGTACTTCGCATGGAGACACGCCCCGCCCCACTTGACAAAACGATAGCCTTTAGGAGCCACGGCGGTAAGCGTAACGATCTCACCTTCAGTGTAGGTAATCTCAAACTCTCCGTTCACCGTGTATTCCTCAGCGTGTACTGGGGAGCCTACGCACGCCCACGCCAGCATTACTCCGAGACTTCCTCCAATAACCAGCTTGCCAAAGGTTCCCATGCCGTTCCCTCCGTCATCGCCGCCAAACGGGTTTTTTTGGCGGGGTAAAATCGAAAAAAGCGTTCATCATGTCCATATCGCTTTCGTTGCCTGCCTCGTCAACGGCGGTAACTGCCAGCGTCCACTGCCCGTCAACCAGAGGAACAGCCGTCGGCAAGACGATGTCATATGCCGTCTGTTCGGGCTTTGCGGGAATTTCAACATACGGGATACCATCGCTCAATTCCGTAAAAGCGGTCAAGTTATAGTATACCTTGAATTTCGCCACGCCCACCAAATCCACGGCGTCAAATGTTATTGTTACTGTCTTTACTTTCGCCATTCAATCCCCTCCTATAACGTAATAATGTTTTTGGGCTTCAGCCCTTTCCATATCATTGTCTGTCGTGCAACCCCGATAATACTCTCCCATCGGGAAGCCCTTAACGCTATGGCATTGCACCCCTTCGCTATCTCCCCCATCGTGACATGCTGGTTCCACGGTCTGCTGAACAATACCCTTGCCCCTTCAAAGCCCTCAAAGTTCTTCACGTAGTCGTCAATCATCATGTCGCCGTTCACCATTGACTTTTGCTGACAAAAGATGATCTTCTTGTGTCCTATGGTCGGGTAATGCTCGTCAACCCATTCCATCTTCTCAGGCATTAACGATTGCGCCCTCGCCGTTGACTTCGTGACAAACCAAACGTCGGATCCCATGTTCAGCAACATGCGTATCCCCACCTTTGCGTCTGGGTACGGTACTGCGCTCCTGAAAAAGCCTCCGATGCTCAGATATTTGAAGATGTGCGCTTTGGCTTCGGGCTTGACAAAGTTGTCTATCTCCCATTCCGTGACATCTTCCTCTTTGAGATCATCGTGGTAGTCTTCGTTATACCATTTCAACCATTGAACCATGATATTCCCGACCACCCCGTCCATGTCGCAAAGTATCTTCATAACCTGCCTTTATGTTTCGTCTTCTTTGTTGTCCCGTTTCGTAGGGCTATTCATGGTGTTAAACGCCGCCTTCGCCGCCTCCCCGTCCGCTTTTGCATTGGCTTCAATTTCCTCAGTGATCTTCGTCATTGTTTCCGTTTCTACTTTAGGAAGTGCCTTATGCGCTATATTCTTGTGGATTTCCTGCATAAACGTGCTGGATATGTTCAGCAATGCCAACTCTTGCGCCACTGCTATCTCGTCAGTAAGGCTTTTTACGTCAAACTCGTCTGGGTAGTCCACTTCTATCTCGGCTGATATATTCATCCATTTTGTGGCTATCTCGTAAATTTCCTTCTCGCCCTGCTCTAAACTATCAGCTTTCGTCGCCAGCAACTTATTCAGCTTGTCAAAATCATACGATTTGGCGACCCCTGAATTCTCATGCACCTCTGTGCCTGTTTCTGCCTGTAGACCTATGGTCGCATACAACTGTTTTGTCTGCTTCTCAAGCATCGTGAGGATAAATGTCGCCTGTCCTGCATCGGGGCTTATAAACTGCGGAGGGGAGCCAGCTTGCGCCGAGTAAAGTATTATTCTGTTGGTCGCAAGCGTAAGAAACTGTTTCCGCAAATTTTCATCCGTGATAACGTCTGCTGGTAATCCCTCAACGGGGAATATCAATTGGCTGAACGTCTGATCGCATACAATAGTATCAAGCCGTGACCAGTTATTGAAGATCGCCCTGTCAATGTAGGCGATGTCGCCAATCAAGCTCTGCCCTGACAGGTCTTCCTGTTCTTCGTTGTCAATAATGACTATCGGCACGACATCTATCTTAGTTTCGCCACTATTTATAGCCGCCCCTGCGTCATTAAACAGCGTCCACTGACCTTTTTCCCACAACCTGTATTGTTCTTTGATCTCATCGCTCGCCGTGTAAGGGTTATCATCGTTTTCCCTGATAAACTCCCTTATCAACGCCCAAGCGACCTTTCCAGAGTCATCAAAGACAATGTCCAAAACGTCCTGCGGATATATCGTATAGCAGTATGGCAACACGTTGAGGTTATCAGCCTGTGTGTTGGTTATCTGGTCGTCAGGCAACACCGCCTTGTCAACAACTATGTAAATCCTGCCTAACACGGACGCCCACTGGGAGGCATTTTTCATAAATCGGTTTACAGTCTTGCCAGACCCGTCAAAGTTAGAGGTAAACTCCGTCAGATACTTGTTGTCAGTCTTCCTGACCGCATCTTCTTTGAACAAATACGTGTTGATTAAGTCAACAACCCGTTTCGTGTGGTTCTCCCTGTAGGAACGTGCCTTCCTGTCGGAAAACTCCGTGTCCCCTTCTTTGAAATACTTAAACAGGTTGTTATTGGCATAATCAATACCGCCGACATAGCTCTCTAAAAAGAACTCCCACTTGCCGAGCCAACTACTGTAATTCGGGTGACGCTTACTGATTATCGTTGAGGTGGACGCCCCGCTTCCTGTAGCCGCCCCAGTTCCTATTCCTGCCACTAATTTCGCCATATCTCACCTTAAAAGCCCACTTTTTTATTATTCGATTGCGTTATGCCTTCCACATCATCAGCGAGTCCGTTATGCGCTTCGCAGAGTTGCGACGCAGTCAGGCTTGTGGCGTTCACCATCTTCGCCATTTCCTCAACGTACAATGTCATTTTTCTTTGGAAGATATAAATGTGCATTGTCCAAATGAGATTCCCTACCCCAATAGCCGCCACTGCTATTATGATGAATGTCTCCATTTGACGCCCTTTTCCTTGTCATATGAGTAAAAGTGTATGTTGCCATAGCGAACATCTCATCCAAGCGCATCTTCAGGAGAAAGAACGGCACTTCTGCCCTAATCGTAATTAAATCCCAACATAGGCGAATGCCCACTCCTAAAGAAGTGCGTATAAAGCCCGTATCTGTCTCTGTCCATTGCGTGGTCGTTTTGTTTAAGCGGCTCATCTATACCCCTCTGTTGCGCTTTCGCATCCCAGATGTAGCCGCCGAATTCCTTCAGTGTGTTTATACAGCTCTTATCGACCATGTAGAGGTTCAATGATAATAAGTTGCCGACAAACCGTATCCCGTCCAGCACATCATTCTTTGCTGGGGACACTACACAACCACGCTTTCTGAGTTCTGCGATAAAACTTGCCGCAGACGGGTCAACGTAATTATTCACCAACTTGTAATCATTGATAAAGTTCATATAATCGTCGGCGTATTGACCATCTGTCTTCTGCCGCCCCGTCTTCGTGCTGTCATAGTAATACTCTTTGATTAAATAGCAGGGCAAATACCCGTCATACCCGTACAGTCCAAACGTGCATGGGTTGTTCGTGCCATAATCTATCGCTGTGAAATACCGTTTAAATTGTTTGGTTTCCCTTCCCGCCAAATAGTCTTTGATGTTCAGTGCGTGGGCGTCTTCGTTCCACATGTCGTACACCGTGCCATCAGCAAGAACCCACAATCCCAGAATAAAACGCTTATACCAGAGTCCCGTGTATTCTTTCTTGAGATTCGCCACGAATTCGGGGTCTAAGTTCGGGTTGTCATCTATCTCAAAATGAAACACCCGCATGTCAAGTTCATGCGCCCTGTCTATATAATTCGTTTTGAGCCAATGATAAGGGCTGTCAGGGTTCGTTGTACCAAACAGCTTTGACCCCCTGACGCTTAACCGTGACAGAAGCATCGTGAAGTATGACTCTGGGTATAAGCTTACTTCGTCACAGTAGGCTCCCGTGATCGTAGCTCCACGAATCTTATCCTGCGCTCGCTCATCATTCGCACCCAGGGCGTCTATTTTTTTTCCATAAAGGTGAAATTCACCCACGCCCCTGTTGAAGTAGCTGTCGGGAACCATCTCTATAATGACGTCAAGGATATTTCTTTGTAACGTCTTTTGCGTCTTGCCGACCATACAAAGGACGCCACCTGCAGGAGCCGTTTTCACGTATCTCAACCAGCGTATAATGCTGTTGATCGTCTTGCTTGACCGTACCGAGCCTTCCCAGAGATTTATTCTGGCTTGACTTGCGACGATTGATTCATATCCTTTGGCTGAGAGTTGACCCCATTGGAACATTGCGCTTCCTTCATCTGTGTAAGTAAATTATACCCCTGTACTATGCACGTTTGGCATACGTGGGTAATGCCGTTGACGCCCTGTATGAAAAAAAACATCGCCCTGCCTAACGTCACGGCGTCTTCTTTTTTGAATCCGCACAAAACGCAGAATATTTTACTTTGCATTTGCCATTTCCTTTTCAAGCTCTGCCCTGATTTCCGCCCTGATTTGCTCTCTGTATTCTGCTTCGTTCCGCCTGATCTGTTCTTTATAAAGCCTTGTCCCTGTGTCTATCATCTGACATAGCCCGTCATCGGCAATGCTGTTCTGGTCTGGGGCTATTGATTTGCCTTCGATGCCAAGCAAATACCGTGTGCTTTTGATGGTCGCCTTGTCCATAACGTCTACTATCTGATTCAGCCTGTATATCTCTTTGCCTATATCAAGCGGTATGAATGGTCGTGGCTCGCCTATGTCCCTGCCTTCTTTTACCAAGATCGCAGTCCGTTTCGCCTTGTGTTCTGCGTAATACTGCGCTTCATCGTAAGCGGAAGCGTTTTCTATCGCCATCACCCTGTTTTTTTGCTGTACCATCAGGTGACGGGCAAACTTGGACACATACCTGTAATCTTCTATTGACTGAACGTTTACTTCTGTGACTAACGCCTCATATTCTTCCCCAAGTTTCGTTTCTATTTTTGCTTTGGCTTTAGCGACTAACTCGTCAGAAGCGGAGCCTTTCTTCGCCCACTTATGCCTTCTTGCCCTACTGCAAATTGTCTGCTTTGCTATCCCGTATTGCTTTCCAAGCTCAGTGACACTTTCACCAAGCTCATACCGTGTCCGTATCTTTATCCAAGCTTCTGGCTTGAGATGTGGTTTTCTTTCTGCCATGTTTTATTGACTCTCTAAGTCAAACCTCAGTCCTTTCTTGTTTTTGTCTGTGTTTGTATTTCCTTGTGAATCTTTTTTGCTCAAAATACCCTGCCTATGTAATGAATTATAAAAAATAAAATGCGAATCTTTGAATCGTGCTTATTAATTGCACGTATCCTTGAAAATGAATACAACCTAACGCCACTGATGTTTTGTCTCCATCTGATATATGTTCATAGGCATAACATCGCATACCGCATATCGGGCATAGGCAATCTGGGAGTGTTGTGATTTTTGTTCGCACCATTGTATTTTCCCTTTCTTTGAATTTCCGCCTTAACGCTTCTTTTTCTTCCTCTTGCGGCTCTGGATAACCCATGATATGTCTGTCGCTCATAACGCCCTTTATAAAAGCAAAGGAGCCTCCCATGCAAAAGAGGCTCCTGTAAGAAGGAGAAAGCACATGAATATCGTTATAAGCTTTCACGCCATGTGTAACTTATATTATGCTTTGTCATATATTTTCTTAGTACATAAACCGCTTGATTCTTGAGTGTGGTAATGTTCGCTTCGGTGCAATTCAGTTCCTCAGCCATCTCTTTCCCTGATTTCTCATGTATAAAGAGTCCCACCATTACTTTTTGTTGCTTAGGTTTTAACGTCGCAATCCCAGCCTGTAGGATTTCGCCCACTTGTTTGAGGTATAAGTCCCTTTCAAGGTCTATTGATTCGTCTGGGATTGTTTCAGCGTAAGTGAAAACATTTTCACCGCTATCGTTGTGAAACGCCTCGTCGTCAAGTGAGACTATCTTAGGGTCATACGGTTTGCCGTCCACTATCCTTTTTTTATCCACAGTCCTTCTGCCTTCTTTTATTGCAAACTTTATCTTATGGTATGCGTATGTGCTGAATTTCGTCTTCCATGAGTCATCGTAGTGCTTCTGCGCTTCAAGGTATCCTATCGCCCCTTCTTGGAAAGCGTCTTCCTCATCATACAAAACGCTTGAGTGAGTGTTTTTTATGTAGATGTCCGCCACTGTCTTTATCTTTAAATAAAATCCCGTTAATTCACTCATTGTTCTCCGCTTCTTCGCTTTCGCCTGTTTCTTCTTCGCTGGGAGTGGCGGAGCTATCCTGTTCAGCCGCCCGATGAAATATCCCGTCAAAGTTGTCTAAGTATGCCTGTGTGCGTGGCGTGATTTTTACTTTCATTGTTTTCTCCAATAAAAAAAGGGAGCCTTATAAAAAGCTCCCTTCAGAATAAACGTTTATGAATAATTAGTGTTTCGCTGGAACCCACGCCTTTGAGTATTTGTGATTTTGAATGTCCAGCTTTTTAAACACGCCGTCCATGCACAATAACTCTACTTCGTCTTTGTTCGCTCCTATGTTCTTTCCTATCTCGCTTAACGATATTCCATACTGCTCTACCAGTTTTGTGATTACTTCGTGCATCTTCACGGCAATATGATTGCCTTTCGCCCTGTTGATTCTTATTGTCAGCATCATTCGCTCAGGCTCGGTGAGAGTCATAACACAGCACGGCACTTTTCCTTCTGTCAAAGCGTTCAACTCTTTTGACATCTTCGTAAGCGTCCACCTGTGAAACCCGTCAATTATCTCATAGTCCTGAGTGATTAAAAGCGGCTGAATCCATCCAGACAATAAAATGCTGTGTTCAAGCAATCTAAGTTCTTGGTTGTAAACAACATTTGGATTATAATCATTAGCCCGTAACAATTCGGCATCAAGCCATTGGATATTTTCTATCGGGTGAACCATTAATTAACTCGCCTTTCTTCGTCCGCCGTGTTTTCTAATACGTCGGTGATCGCCTCTACGGTAATAGGGGTCTTTTCCCCCATTTCAAAATCTATCATATCTTTTGAAGGGGAAAGGTGCGCTGGTATCTGGGAGTATTTCATATATCTGCCAGACACGATCATTATAAATAAGTAAAGAAGCGGATAGCCTCCGAAATTCTTAGACCCATTCGCCATCTTCTTTTCCCTGCGCCTTAAAGCCATGAGGGTTCGTGTAGTCGCCCACTTTTTAGCTCTCGGACTCGTAGCACAATCTCTGATACATTTAAACAGCCCCTCAACTGACCTCTCGTATTTGTCAATCACCCCGTATTTGTCATATTCTTTGATGTATCGTGCCGCCAGCAGGACATCAGGGAATAGTTTGGTCAATCTCTCATAGAATACTGGGTCTAATGTTTTAAGCTTGTATATCTGCGGAATTGCGTTTGGATGGAGCGGCGTTGATGTCCTTAACAACTGCCTGTTCCACGCTTGCAGGTCATATAGAAAAGAATATTTTATTTTCTTATCATAGAAGTAATAAAACACGTCCTTCTCAGACCAATCGTATATCGGCTTGCACATGAATATACGCTTATCCGCCGTTCTCCCGATATAACATTCAGCTCCGCCCACCTGTAGCACTGATTGTAACCGTGTCGGCGACTCCTGCGCTCTCACGCCGTTGATATATGCAACCCGCCCGTTTACATGGGCGCACATAATGCTGTCCAACTCATACGCTGTGACTACCCTATCGGTGGTCAAAGCAAACGATGGCATCAGATGGATATGCTCCCTGCGTGAATCCCATTCCACCATCATTTCGGCTTTGCCCATTATCTGCTTTTCATTCGCCTGTTGAGCGCACCAATATTGAAAGTCATACTTGGGGTCTACCCTGAACGTTTCTATAAAATCATTCACGCAGTCTGGAATCAGCTCGTTGTCTTTGTAAATAACGTTTATCTTTTTCTTATAGAGCCACCCTTTTTCAACAAAATGTTCCTCAACTAACTTGAGAACCGCAAGGCTGTCTTTCCCGCCAGAAAACAGTATGAAACAGTGGTCGTAGACGTCATACAAGTGGGCAATACGCTTCTTGGCTTCTATATATACATCGGCTTCTAAAAACCGCACTCTGCCTTTGTATTTTTCTTCCTCAGCCATGCCGCCCCCTTATGTCTGCCATAATTTTCCCAGCCGCCGTTTCAATATCAGGATACAAAACGTTCAGCTTGTGAATATAGTCATGCCACTCGTCACGGTCATTCTCATGGTCAAAGATAATCGTATAATACGGATGCCCGCCTTTAATGCTTGACGCCCCGCCGTTTTCTGAGGTTGCTCCCGTCACGTCCGTTTCCCTGTCAGCATTTATTAAGTCTGAAAGATCATCATTGAAATCAACAAGATTGGCGACCTCAAATGTGCCAAAGCCTGTGAAGTCCAAATCAAAATCCCTATCGCCGTCCAGCTCTTTTAAAAGAACAGACAACTTTTCATTGTCCCATTCGCCCTGAATTTTATTTAAGGCAAGATTCAAAGCCTTTTCTTTCTTTTTATCTAAGTCCACACGAACGCACGGTACGTTTTTAAGCCCAACCGCCACCGCCGCCTGTAGTCTTTGATGTCCGCCAATAAGCGTGTTGTCTCCGTTAATCACCAGCGGCTCTACCAGCCCGAATTCTTTTATTCCCTTGATAAGTTTGCTCATCATTTCATCAGGCATGATTCGGGGATTGTATTCCGCCACCTTTATCTGACCAATGGATACTGTTTCTATTTTCATACGCCCCTAACCCTTCTATTATTCCATTCGCATGTTCCGCCTCGGCGAAATAAACGTTTCTGTTCTCCCTAAGAACATCAAGTTCGTGGTTCGCCACAACGATTCCCCAATGAGCCGCTGTAAGCATGTCCAAATCGTTCTTAGAGTCGCCGCAAGCGATTGTTTCTGTTGCCCCATACGTCCTCGCCAAAGCTTTTAAACTCCCTCCCTTGCCAGCGGCTATCGGCACAATGTCAAGGTGTCTGCCGTGAGAGTAAATGCACTGGCAACCCATTCTCGCAAGCTTGAGCCATATTCTCAACGCAAGGTGCGGAGAAAAAACCCTGAGACTTATTTTAAAAGGGGATTGCCCGCCTTCTTCATGCACAAGAGGCTCACCGAACCCCTCTAACGCTCTCGTAATATTGTCTTTACACCAACCGTGTGAAAGGTGTTCCTCCCAGCGGGGAAGTTTTTCCCACTGCCCATTGCGAATATGTATCTGCGTACCTATGGAAGAAACAATTGCGTCTGGGAATATGCTGTTTTTTTCTAATGATTCAAGTGCGCTCTCAAATGTTCGCCCCGTGGACACTGCAAATATAACGTCTTTTTTATTTACGTCATGCCACTGCAAAAACCTATCAAGACCGCCACCGCCAAGCAACGTCCCATCAATGTCAGACACAAGCATTTTCATTACGGTAAACACTCTAAATATTTATTCACATGGCTCTCCCATTTGAAAAGCCTTGAAGCGTTCTTTATCCCGTTTGCTGAATAACCATTCCACATGGCTTTATTGTTCAGCAAGGTAGTTAAAGCGTCGCCCACCGCCTTCGTGTTTAACGGGTCAACAAGAATTCCACTCTGACAGCATGTCACAACCTCGCAGGGTCCACCCTGATTCGTTGCTACTACGGGAATTCCAGAAAGTGCCGCCTCTATGGTTGTAAGCCCAAACAGTTCCGCCAACGATAAATTGACAAACGCCCCATGCGATTTCCTTGTAAGGCTGTATGCGCTCCTGACTTCTCCCTGCGTATGCATCTTGGGGATTGCCACCTTGCCATAAAGATCATATTTATCAATCTGGCATAGTACGTTCTTTATAATTTCCTTTGATTCTTCTGGGAACTTCGTAATATCGTCACGTTGACCCAGCAGTAAAACAAGATTCGCTTTTTTTGAAATCTCAGGACACACGCCATAAGCTTCCACAATAGTTTTAATGTTCTTCGTTTTAACGGGTCTTGCTACCGCAAGAATTATCGGCTTTTTCATGTCCCTTAAAAAACGTGCCAGCTCTTTGTCAATATCGCAGTTTTCGTCACAAAGCGAGACGCCAGGAGGATTCACCACCATCTTTTTAACCGCCCCGTCAAACGCTTTATAGGTTGAATACTGACAATAAATCTCGTTTTTCGATGAAGCGATTATACGTGCCGCAGAACCAATAACTTCTTCCTCAATGCTTATCCTGTAAGATATATTATAAAGCCTTTCAAGTTCTGCCTGTATTGCTCCATCTTCAAGAAATCTCGCCTGTTTCCATCTCCCTAAAGAATGTCCAGTAAAAATAAAGGGCTTCTTAAAATATTTGGCTATCGCTTTTGCCACATACCCGCTGTCGGCATAATGCCCGTGAATTACGTCTGGGTATGTCCCTTCGGCTTCAATAAACGCTATGGCGTTTGCCGTATATTCCGATAAATGAAGCCATAAGTGTTCCTTCTCTATAAACTCGCTCCCGCCGCAAGGGATTCTCACAATTCTGCAATTCTCTGATAAGGTCGTAATCCTGCGGCTATACTCCGCATCCAAAGTGTCGTCTTGAATAAGGCGTGTGAATACGTCAACCTTATGCCCTTGCTCGCCAAGTGCTTTTGCAAGCTCCAAGACATATTTTACCTGCCCTCCTGTATCGGCGTTGATGCCTAACTCTGGGGACGGTTTAAATAAACCATGTATACTGTATAATTGAATATTCATAAGTTTTGAATATACCGAACAACTCTCTCGGAGGAAGAATCACAGTCGGGGTAATCGTCTTTTAGCCTTCTGAGCCAGTTCTCCCAGATCGTCCGTTCTTCTTCGCTGTTGAAAATAAGCGTATATTGAACAATGCGATGTTTGCCACCGCCGTCTGTGCTTCCGCTGGGACTTATCCCGTCAAAACTCACTGAGCTGTCAAAGCTTTTTAAGTCTGCCAACGCAAGGGCTTCTAAATTGTCAAAGCCTGTCAGTTCGATGTCAAAGTCGTGGTCGCTTTCAAACTCCCCCAAAACTTCAACCAACTTCGGGTAATCCCATTCTCCCTGTAGTTTGTTCAGAGCCAAATTCAAAGCTTTCTCACGTTTCTTATCAAGGTTGACTCGTATGGCGGGGACTTCCACCATTCCAATGTTCTTGGCGGCGATTAACCGCTGGTGTCCGCCTATTACAGTGTTGTCAGAATTAATCACTATCGGCTCAACCCAGCCGAATTCCTGTATTCCCTTACACAGTTTTTCAAGCATGTCGGGGCTTATCGTCCTTGGATTGTAAGATGCGGGAGTCACATCGTCTATCTTCACTATTTCAATCTTAATGTTTTTCATGTATGCCCCATGTATATTAAATATTAATGCCGAACCCAGTTGACCTATTGCTTGATAAGCATGTTCGCAGATTCTTAATGGTCTGGAATTCTTTTAGTCATTGTGGTTTCGGCATTAGCAACGTCTACTAAGTCGTGACTTATGCGAATAGATAAAAAAAGGAGCCATGTGGCTCCTTTGTGCAATAAGTATTTCAATTGTCTTATTAGAATATTCGCATAGCTTTTCTCCTATCTGTTATGTCAGTTTCTATCAATCCAATCTCTCTCTATTAATAATAGATTTCCTCAAAACCCTCTATATATTATATTGGTTTGAAACGACGATTTAATGACGTTTTTTTTTCAATAAATGTAACTATTTTTACATATTCAATTATTTCAACCATTTCCATTAGTGCATTGACGCCGTCGCTTGCTTGCAAACAGCCGTCACCAACGCCCTGTTGACCTCCCAATTCAGCGCATCAAGGTCACTACTGTTAGTGATAATATCATCAGCGTACTGCCTCAAGCTGGGAACCTCGTTTTCGCTGTTATGGCTTTCAACAAAGGTCAACCCCTGCCCGTTCGCCCGTTTTCGCCTGATACTCTCATCAGCTTCCACAAATAGTATTTTATACCCCAGTTTTTGGCATAGCTCCATTTCGTAATACCGCCTCACGTCGTCACATATCAGAAGATCAACCCCTCCCTGCTTACTGCCGAACACCTCTAACGACTGCGAGCGTACATCGAATATCTTGACAAATATGTCGTCCCCGAAATGCTTTTTTGCCAAATCCCCGAACTCCGTCATGAAGCCCCTGTGTTTCGTCTGCCCCAATATTTGCAACGTGTTATAAATGGGGTCTGCGAATTTCACCATCACAGGCGCATAGAAACGTTGCATTATCTTCTCCGCCGTTATTGTTTTACCAGCGCATTGCTGTCCTACGATTGCAACCTTAAACATTCGCTTCCTCCTTAGTTAAAATATCGTGGTATAAAATGTCATGCTGTACGGGCAACTCCCTCATTATCGCATGAGCAAGCTCACGTATTTCTTTCAACGCCCGTGGAGCTGTTCTGAGTTGCAAGAAGTTCCTCAGACTCCGAGCGTTAATTGTCCACATCATCGTGGTCTTGAACGCTTCTGGAAGGGCATACTTGGCAACATCGTTTTTCAACCCCTTGCGAGTCATAATCATCCTCAGGTTAAGCAACTGGGAAAGGTTGAGATTATCAATATCCTCATCCCCCGACATATGGAGCATCGCCTCCGCTTCTTCCATTGACAGCTCTTTGTTTAAAAGCTTCCCCAGTGTAAATCTTGTTGACTGGACGCTGGGGCTTGCTATTCTATGCCTTGCTATTTCTTGGAGACACGCCCTGCTTAATTCGGGAATGTCAAACGTATAAAATATGTGTTCGATCACCGATGTATGTCCCATCTTGATAATCTTCTGCAATAGCTCCATGTCGTCTTTCTCACACGCACTCTTTGCTCCTTCCGTGTGCGTACATTTTCTCGCCGCCTTGACCGCCAAATAAATCGGCGAATGGTACATCAATTCAACCTTCATTTTTTTCTCCTTACCTGTTTCGTCTGTTTCGTCTGTTTCGTCTGTTTTGGTTTCTTTATCGTGGCTTCTTCCTCAACCTGTTCCTGTTTATCTGGGAGTGCGTATGCCTTCTCCGTGAATCCCTCATTCTTGAAGCCCTCCCCTTTGTCCGCCTTCTGGTCGGCGACAAAGCGAATATGGTCTATGTTGTACGCTTTCTTTTTCACTTCCCCGTCACCCGTCACCTTGACATCAAGGACAAGCTCATAACGGGAATCAACAAGCGCATATCCGTGAACCTTCGTCACTTCCAAAAACTTGTCTTTATAGCTAATCATCCTCCCCTCAAGCTTCGGCAAACCGTCTGTAATTATTATGTTCATATCTCCCTCCCTTGCTTATAACAAATATAATGCAGGAATCATGCTAAAAATAATTCATTACTTAATTATTTTCCCTTGACATATATGCTTCGCTGTAGTATTCCCCCTCCGCTGTAAAACAATATCTAACCTAAGGAGCAAACATATGGAATCTGTACCCGACATCCCGTGTTATCAAATTAACCCCAGCATCTACCTCAAACCAGTCGATTATGTAAGCAAGCATGACTTTTACCAATCCCTTATGTACCGTAACTGTTTTTTCCGCCTTACCCCCCACAAGTTCTATGTCGCCGTTGCTTTGCGCTGTAAAACCTTTGTACTGGAATATAACCGCAACTTCGTGATTATTGACGAGAAAGGATATGACGCCTTTAAAGCCGTTTGCAAGTATGTCGGCGACATAGAAAAGTTCTCCACTCCCCAAGATTTCTCGGCGGAAGAAGGGATGGTAAAAATGTCTGGACACTATGCTTGCGCCACAATGCTTCTTTCTTTACAGTGGCGGGAAGTTGTCCCGTGGGCAAAGAACGTGTATATAAAAACCGAAGGCGATTTTTTACTAATCTGTATTTCGCTCCCCCACTCAACCCTTGCATATGTCCTCTCACTGCCAAAATCCCTCTTTCGCAAAATCAGCCGTTTCCACGATACCGAAGAACCCGCAACAACAACAACCTATAACAAGCTTTCAATGGCGTTCCATGCTAAAACCCCCATTGATGAAATATTTCCATCGCTGACCTCTCCATAGGCATAAACGTCAGCCCGTCAAGACTCTCCGACGGGCTGACGCCTTCACAACGCTATTGCTTGTCCATTGGCTCAAAAAAGCAATCAACGGGAAGCTCTTTGGGAGTAAACCAAAGAATTTCCTTGATATATAACCCTTCGGGAATTGGGTCTTCAAACAACGCCCTGCCCGTGAATGTCCCCTTCCGCCCGTCGCTCAATTCAACCTGTAACGTCTGATATTTTTCCCTGCCTGATACACTGCCCAAATGTTTAGTTGACATCTTTCAACCTTTCATTACACAAATTAATGAAGTTCATTACCCTTTCAACCTTCGCTGTAGATGTATCGCAGTCATTACAAATCCGCCTGATCTGCTTTATCATCGAATCGGGCGTCACCTGCCACGATGGTAAATTCTCCATGTTAATCCCCTCCATTGTTCGCCGCCTTTTCCATGCTAAAGAGTTTCCTCATTTTCCATTCTTCCTGTTTCCCAGCGTTCCAAAAACTGACTGGTCTGAGGAACCCCGTCACCCTTGAAAATACCTCGCAAGGAACAAACTTCCGCAACACGTCATCTTGCTCAAAGCACTCCTGACACTTTATAAAATCCCCATGCTCGTTATGCCAAAAGCCGCCGCCCTGCGGCAACACCGCCTCGGCTCCGTCTTCATACACCTGTATTTCAACGTAAGTGTCAGCCCCGCAATCGTGGCATTTCCCTTCAAACCTTACTGGGTTGCGCTTCTGCTCCTTGCATTGCGCTTTCAGATAGCTTAACATTTGCGCCCCGTTTCGTTCTTCCCCTTCTCAATGTTTATCATGGTATTAATCATCGCTGATATTCCTTGCCCTATGCCGTTGGTAATTCCCGCCACGGACACGTTCAAATAAATCAACAACGTTACCGCCGTCCCCCAGCACACGCCCACAAGAATTTCACCCGTCAATTCCGCCGACGCCGCCACGTTCAAAACCACCAACGCCACATTCGCATAAAATCCCTTATTACGCTTATACGCTTCGATCATATGACTTCCTCCAATACTTTCTGTCCGTCTTTATATTTGATTTCATAATTGCCCGTTGATACCATCTCCGCTTCTAATACCCCGTCAAGCTCATGGACTTCCATAATGTCACCCCGCACAACGGGAGCTATCACGCCCTGCGCCACCAAATCCCCAGCTTTAAAATCAACGCACTTAATCTCAGACACGTTTAACACTATGACGCCTATTCCATCCCTGCTGTCTTGGCTGTATGTCTGCACACCGCCCTTGATAGTATAGAAAGTGTTCATTGCCAGCCCATCCAGTGACCGTATCTGGATTTCGTACCCTCTGGGAATCTGCGCCACCAGTCCAGTTTTTACTAACACCCATTCCTTCGGATGTATTTTTATATCGGTCAAGCAACGCAAACCGAACCCGCTTGCGCCCTGAGACAAATACGCTGGGATGGTCGCCCGTGGGTCTATTTTCTTGAAAAATATGTGCATCAACTTCTCCCTTCTCCCCAAGCTAAGCCTTCCCACCTTCGCCATTTGGACGCTTGTCGTGTCAACTCATGTTTCCCTTTGCCCTTGCCTATTTTATCAAAGGGCAAACCGACCTTCTCACAAGCTTGCTGAAAATCTTTGTCTGTTCTCGCATATTCTTTATTTGTCATCCGTCTTCTCCCTTCCCTTTCTTTTGTTACGTGTTACCTGTTTTAACAGTTTGCGCCGTTCTTTCCTGTTGGTCATAAAAGGCAAGTCTGTCGCAATCCCTAACCCCACCGCCCGTTCTTTTAAGCTTTTCATACCTCTCCTATATTAAGCATTTACTTATTGCATTAAGCAAAATATATGCACAACTCATGTTCTGCTGAACGTTTTATCTACTTGTCTTTAATCACAGTGACAAGCTTGCCGTCCTTGAGTTCCTTGACCACTTCCTGTTTATGCCCATTGAACCTTGTCATTGCGTCCTTCTCTCCAGCCGCAATTAGTTTCTGCCGCTCTACGTACTTCTCAACGGTTTCACGGTTGCAGACTTTCATTATGACCCAGTACCTATATCCGTCCAAATAGAGGTATTTGTACTTGAGTTCATAATAGCTTTCCAGCCGCCCGTATTTCCTCACCGCCTCTTGAATCTTCACAAACGTCTTAAACGTTTCCTTGGTAAGTACGATGTATTCATGCTCCAAATGAGGCGGGTACTTCACCGTTTTTCGCCAGCTTGCAGACTCCACCAGCTTTATCAGTTCCTCACGCTCGACATAAGGCATCACTGATTCTTCCATAAATCTCCTTTCTTGGTTGATTATCCGTATATCCTGACCAGATTTCCTTCTTTCGCCGCCAAATACGCTCCTATAGCATCGGCAATATGCTCAAACTTACCCTTCTGAGACTCAAGGGACTTGCCATACTTCACTGTAATAGCATCCATAATTTCATCTTTCGTTGCGCTTTTCTTTCCTGTGACCGCCAACTTCACTTCAAAAGGCGATACCCATTCCACTGGGAGTCCAAGTAATGCAAATGTCGCCGCAATCGTCCCCGTTGCCAATGCCATCTGTGACATCGCCCTTGCGCTTTTGGCTCCACCAGGAGGCAATTCTCCGACCACTGCTTTAATTTTGTATTGCTTTACCAAATCACGCAGTCTGAAGGCGATCTGAGCTGAACGGTACGCATTGTCATCAGCCATCCTAACAGTCTTTTTCTCGCTGGGAGCTGTTTCAATAACTCCAGTTGCCTTTAGCTTGCCGTTCTCAAACAGTGCATAGCCAGTGACTCTAAACCCAATATCGAGAGCTAAAATCATTCTTCCCCCTCACACTCACACACACCAAACGATGTGTCGTCTATGACAATGTTTATATCCTGTTCTTCGTCAAGGTCGGCGATCTCCGCCGTGATTTTCCCTTCAAACACGGAGAAGCTTTTATCCCTGACAATCGTCACAGTCATTGTCAAATTATTCAGTTCATCGACCAATCTGTCTATCTTCATTTACCTTCCCCCTTCTCTCTCTAATATTTCTTTAAGTTCACAATACCGCCCCGATGTTTCATCTAAAAATGACAATGCCCATTTATCAACCATTCGGTATCTCTCAACGTGCTTGGTTAACTTATCAATCTCGGCATCCTTTTTGGCAATAGCTTCTTGGTATGCCTTGTTTGTCCATACATAATCCTTATCGTTCCCCTCCTCCAGTGTCCCATCAAGCTCGTCCCTATTTATCTCGTAGAGCATCTTATATTTATCTCTATTTCTTTTAAGATGCTCGTTTTCTTCCTTCAACCGTTCCACCTCTTCTTTCCAGTCGTACAGGATGTCGGACACCATGTCGCCACTGGTACTACGTTCAGCCAACTGGAACCATTGGTCAAGCGTGTTTTTCATCCTCCCCCCTCCTTCTCTTTTTGCTTCTCTTTCTCTTTCATATTCTCCTGACACACTGGGCAATCCTTTGCATGTTTCACCCACTCTGAAAACCTTACACGCTCACCCTTGCTTTTCCGCTTTAGCTCTTTTAATACTAAGCACTCTTTCATCGTTCCCCCCTTTTACTTTATCCGCACGTTCAGCTCGCAGTCCACAAAACGGTTGCCGCCGAGGGTCGTAATTTCCCTCTTAAATTCCATGCCAGCGACCACGCACCCCGTTTCGTTTTCAAACTCTTGGATAAGCTCTGTTATATTGTTCTCAACCATTTTTTTACACTGTGATACCTCTTTTACTTCCATCATGTTCCTTTACCTTTCTTTGCAACGCTTCTATTATTATGTGTATGGTATGCCTCACCCGACACTTAGCACACGTTATGAAATCTTTTGGCTCAGGCTTGTAAAACCCATCACATTCCCAATGGTCACACTCTAAAGTGCCAAGCTCTTTCTGTACCCGCCGCAACCCAGCGATCATTTTCTTAATGTCTTTCATGCCGTCACCTTTGCCTTTCCCCCACGCTTCTCAATCGTAATCCTGTTCGCCACAAGGTCACGCACTGCTGGGCTGTGAGAAATAATAAACGTGTTTGGAACCTTGCCTACAAATTTTTCGCACAATTCTATCGCCTTCTCAGCGGAAGCTTCGTCAAGGTTTTCCAGCGGCTCATCCAGCCATAAGGTATTTACGCTCCCCTCCGCCATAGCCCTGACTATGCTGTTAAAACCAAGCGCAATCGCCAGATTAATTAACTGCTTCTCGCCAGAGCTACTACCCTCATACTGGGACGCTCCGTTTGCATTGCTCACCTTGATATTAAATTTTTCCCTATATTCGTCTTTCTTTGACTTCAGCTTGGATACCGTGCTTATCTCCACACTTATGTCAGAGTTGAGAATGGTCATGTACTCGGATATGATCTTGTTAAGCTCTGGGGTAATGCTGTCAAATATGTACGACTTCAACCCGCCGTTTCCCATAATCTCACAGAGCATTTCAGCACCCTCAAGTTCAAGCTTCAGTTCGTCAAGCTGTTTTGTAAGTTCATCAATCTGCGCTTTCTTTTCCCGTAGCTTTTCCATTTCGTATGTTATGTTTTCGTGGTACGGGTCTGTCGCCATCTTCTCCCCAAGGGTGCGAATCAAGGTCTTCTTGTCTGTGTGTTTATCTTTCAGCCCCTTGATAGTTTTGGCATTGGCGTCAGACTTCGCCTTCTCAGCTTCCAGCCTTACCTTTTCAGTCGCCACTTCTTTCAAGACTTCCAGTTTTGCCGCCAGCCCTTCTTCCAGCTTTTTCAGCTTGGCAATAGTCGCCGCCTGTTCTGTCGCCACTATCTTCCCTTGAGCAACCTCCGCCGTTAGGTCACAAAGCTTTTTTTGAAGGCTTTTTAACGCCCCTGCAATGTCTTCCTCTTTGTATGCCTTCCCGCACTCGCCGCAATTCTTTCCAACCTTATCGTTTGCCTGTAGGATTTCCTTGTTGCACTGGGAATATTCCTTCTGTTTCAACTCTAAGGCATACTTCTGCCGTGCCATTACTTCAATTTCTTCCCTGTGCTTATGCCCCAACTTCACCTGTAACGCTAACAGCTCGGAGTATTTCTCGTTTTTCTCTTTAATCTCATTCATTTTGAGGCTGTAATCAGAGTCGGTAATACACGTTGCTTTCGCCAATTCCTCAATTTCAACCTGTAGCGCATCCAGTTCTTTGTATGCCCTGTCACGTTCCTCTTTATACTTCGCCTTTAGCTCGGCGATAGCCTTTGTCAAATACTCTATCTTCTCGTTGATGTTCGCTACTTCTCCCTCTGTTACCTTTATGCCTGTCGCCACTTCTACCCCTTTCCGTTCTAATGTATTTTTATGTTGTTTCACGATGTCAGCGTATTTGCTGAATATCGTAACACCCAACGCTTGCTCAAATACTTGCTTCAGCTCTGCGTCCGTCAAACTGGCAAACGCTTTGACGTCTTCCTGTCCAAAGTACGCTATTTTGCTGAACGTCAATTCCGATATTTTAATAATACTCTCCAAAAGCTCCTGTGTGTCTTTGACCGTACCTTTTGTTATGTTCCGCCATTTTCCGTCATCAGTAAGCCTGTGTAATATAAGCCCCGATGTATTATCTGGGGACAATTTACGATGCCGCTCAATATGATAGTCGTCAAAAGTCATGGCGACAAAACAATCTTTCCCCTCTGTAATATTAATAACGTCATCCCCCGTAAGCCCACGCTTCGTCTTCCCGTACAGCACCCAGTACACCGCCTCAAAAATGCTTGACTTCCCCGCCCCGTTGGAGCTTGCCGTTGCGCTGTCGTGATTGACGCCCTCAATTAAGGTCAGCCCCGTCTTGTCAAAGCGCATCGTGGCGGAGCCTATCCCCAAAAAATTATTGACTTGCATTGCCCTCAGTATCATAATTTTCGCTTCCTCCAATCCTTCGGATACTTTATAGTAAATTTGCTTATCAAATCCGCCACAAACTTCGCACGGTAAGCCTCCCCCAAGGCGGCTACTTTGACCCAAATACTACCACCACAAAATTCATACGTTCCGTCCTCGCCATCAACAAGAACACCCAGACCATTACCGTCTTCGTCTTCCCCGTACCACTTGCTTGCGAAGTCACACGCAACCGCCCACGCTTCTTCATAGCTGTCCGCCACTATCAAATAATCATAACTGTACTCCTGTTCGCCGTTCCGTTCTTCCAGTCTCATTTGGTATTCCATTATTCGTCCCCCTCTTTTTCCACGTAAAATGGAGCCGTTTTGTCTTTCTTCAAGTTTTCAAAATCCAACTCAAAGTATGTGCAAAAAAAACCATGCGGCACGTACACAATACTTCCTCCACGTTCCAGTATCACCTGTTGGTTGTCTCCAACGCCACGCATGATAAGTTCAAACACATCGCCTTTACAAAAATGCTTATTTGACACATTATTGTCCCCCAATAAAACCGACAAATAAGCATCACGCCTTATTTTGTATTTAAGCTTTGGCATCTTTGACTCCTTTGTCTTCCCTCGCTCTTACGTACACAGGAAATCTCAAACTGTCTTTCGTTTTCTCCTGATATTTAACCTCTATAATCTTTGGAGTGTTTGTTAAAAACTCAACCCTTTCTTCATCGTCAAAGCCAGTACCCACCGACACCACGCTGTCGCCGTATTTGCACGTAAGCGCACCGACCTTCCCTTCATGCTTTCCACAGCCCATTTCGTAGCCAACGACCTCTAAATCCAGCGTTTCTTCCATCTTCACCTTGCACCATAAAGCACTGCGCTTATGTTCATATATCCCGTTGCAAACTTTAATAACAACGCCCTCATAGCCCATCCTCACCGCTTTTTCGGCTAATTTCTTGACGCTTGCAACGCTCTCAAAGTATGTTCCAGACTTGTAATGCCCCACAAAACTTATGTTCGGGGATGACCCGTTAAGCTCGCCAACCGCCATACTCAGTAAATGCAATCTTATTGCCAGCGGCTTGTCATGGATAAAATCAAAAACGCAAAACTGAAACACACTGGAGTCCACGTCTTTAAGCCGCCTGACCTGCGTCATAACTTTTGAGAAGTTGCCTGTTTTCGCTTTGACTTCGCCGTCTATCATTACTGGATAACCTGACCAGTGGCTCAAACCTTTCGCCAACGATCTCATTCCGCCATTAAAGCACTCAAAATTGTAATACTCTTTCAGGGTTCTGGAATAGTATTTCACCGTACCGTCCTCATGCACTTCAGCCGTCACCCTCACGCCGTCAAGCTTAAACGACCATACTATGTTCTCAGTGCTACCAGCTTTCTTTAAAAACGCTTCCACGTTGCTTATACATGTCATCATCGGTTTCATTACTATTCTTCCCTTCGTTTCTTTTACTTATACACTAAGTCCTTACTGATGTCAAGCTTTATTTTCACTTTTTTTCAAATGCGGACAACGTTCTATCCTATGGAACCGACTTGCACAATACGAACAGTGAAGCCACAACCGCATTGACTTTGCGCCATAGGGTTTCAATTTAGGTCTATGCCCTGACCTCATTGTTTCTTCCTCTTTTGTGTCGCAGGGTCACATGCCAGCGCACCCAGCACTGTCATTTCGTCTTCTGTCATAGACCCCATGCCCCGACTTGCGTATTTCTCTGCCAACAAATTTTTCAATGTGACCTTTGCTTCTGTCAGTTCTTGTGTTTCCATTGTTCTCCCCTTTCTATCCACTTTGTACGATTGTCAAAACCATCATCGCTATCAGGTACATGCCCAGCAATATCGCTACGTGCGCCGCCATCCTCAGCCAGTTCTCCCTGATTATTTCAAACAACTCTTTCATTTTTGACCTCCCATCTTCGGTAAGCTTCTTGTATGCACTGGTTGTTTCATTCCTATCTCCCCCACAACGGAAGCGTGTCGGTTCGTTTATGCTCAATCTTATGTGCTTTCCGCTGTGTGCCGACCCCTGTCCTCAGTCCCGCCATTTGGATAGGTCTGCCTTTTCGCCATTCGCTCCGTTCTGCCAATAATTTCTCATAAATCTTTTTTTCTTCGTCTGTCATTTGTTCTCATCCTTTCTATTCAGCACTTACTTATCTACTAACGCCTAATAACAACTTTATAGCCTTTATTTGCCAATTCCATTTTCATCCAGTTAACGTTTTCTTCGTTGTTCTTTTTCTCCGCCAACAACGCTTTGCCTATTTCCAACATCGTCACTGTTTCAGTTTCCAAATTATCTACCAAATCTTTTAAAATCTCACTTAATGTCATCGGCTCAAGCTCCACCTTTTCAATTTCTTTAACTACCTTTACCATCTTATCTGTTTGCTGTCTTTTGCAAACGCTACAACTAAAACGTATGCCACGGCTCGTTCTATGCTCATATACCATCTGCCCACAAAACACGCATTTTTTGTCAGTTTTTAAAACCATGTAGCCATGTTCACAAAAAATTGTTCTACTGACTTCTTTCAGTGCTGTCTCATAGTTTTTTTCATTCAACACGTTCTCTAAAATTTCCATCATTTCATTTGTTATTTCGTTCATTGCGTTCATTTGCGTTCTCCCTTCATTTTTGTTTTACTCTATACTAAGTCGTGACTTATGTCAAGCTTTTTTTTCACTATTTGACATTTTTTTTTCACAGAAGGACGCCCGCACTGGCTAAGGATTTCAGTATGTTAGACTAATATTTTTCCTCCCCATACCCCTGCCTGCTTCGCTTCTTCGACGGCTTATTTTTCCATCACCACGTTTCTCAATTTCTATTATTTTCTCCTTTAATTTCTCAACCTGTCGTTGGCGTCTTATAAGCCTTCCTGCCGCTCCTTCGTCATGTTGGCAGTAAAAGCATTTGTCGCACTGGGAACATTCGTCAAGGTAACGCAATGGACTCCAGCACCCCTCTTTTAGCTCACTGCTTTTGAGTATTCTGACTTTCATCACATATACCCACGGTCTGTCATTTTGCCTAAGCAAATCGTTTTCTCCCATGTAATCTCGGCGGACTCTTTTTCAGCTTGCCAATAATCAACGCCCTGCCATCTTGCATAGGCTTGGATTATCATTCTATTAAGGGCTTCTTCCCCAGCCGCCCATCTGTATAAGAGAACTGGCTTTCCTTTTACAACGGCTTCAACCTTATATAAGTACCTATGCTTTTGATTAGCCGCTTTAACTTCGGCACTCGTCCTTCTCTTTGGTTGCCAAAAATCGCTTCTATGTTTTTTCTTTTGTCGATAATTTCTCTCCGACGCTATACTTGCATTTCCAGACCTGCTCATACTGTCACCCCCACGCATACTTTCTCAAACAGGTTCATAAGTTTTTCCTTGTGCGGCTTATACTTTTCCTGCATGTCAATATACTCGGACAACATTTTTTCTGGAGTCGAAATCTTAATCGGCGTGTCATGCACTGACTTGAATTCCTTTTCAAGCTGGGCGACCACACTTATAGCTCCAGCGTCCTTTGCCGCTTGCACCAGCGTTTCCACCGTTGCCGCCTTCTTCCCGATAACCCTGACAATGTTGCCTTTGAGTGTTCCCCAATCTTTGAGTTTCTCTTTCACAGTGAGAAACTTCGGAGCCTTTAGTTCGTGGAACTCTAATGCCCCAGCCCCACCACATGTCCAACATCCCATTGCCACGCTTTCATCGTTAAAGCTCTGCTGATAAGGTGCGCCTACGTTAATCACTCTGGCTTTGTGCAATGGAAAGTGGTAATGCCCTGCGAAAATAAAACCCTTATTGTGCGTTTCTAAATATTCAACTGTAACCCCTTCTCTCGGAACGTCAGGCATAATTTCATCAATGCCTTGGTGTATCAAAGTAATATCGGGGTTGCACCGCTTTGACAACTCTTCGTATTTCGCCTTAAAACTGTCAATATCGTGGACGTATGGGATGCCCAAAATATTATACCCATGAAGGTCAAATGCTGTAGGCTCCGTGGCTACATACACGCCGTTTTTTCCATGACGTATATATCCCAGCCCCTCTATGGACACCGTGCCGTAATTGAAATTTTCAAAGTCATGGTTTCCAGCGATAACCACAACGTCAATACCACTACGTACTACACGGGAAAAAGCCTTCGCAACTTCATTGAACACCGATGGTTTCACGACTCCACGTACATGGAACACGTCGCCAGTAACACACATCAGCTTGCATCCCGTCTTTACCGCAAGGGAATGGGCTTGCGAAAAAACATCAAGCCCGTCTGCAAGACGGCTATTCATCCCATTTTCATAGAGCTGGGAATGATTTTTATAATTATGGAAATGTATGTCTCCTATAAAAAGTATTGGCGGTTTCATGCGACCCTCCTTCTGTTTTTCCATAGTAAATATTGGTCAACGACCTCCACTGCAAGTCTCTGCCAACGTACATTGGTAAGATGCCAGCTGGGTAAGTTTAGCCGCACTTGATTCCCCGTCCCAAAATCACACCGCCAGCCGTTTTTATCAAAATCCTCCATTTCAACATACCAGACTTTTTTGGGATGGTCGTAATCTTTGACTATAAACAAGCGGCATCCCCGACCCATCAGATAGTTAAAAAAATCATTGTCTATGCTCCAATGGGATTTGGGATGCTCCAACGCCTTCTCAATGGTCAATTTTTTGTTGCCTTTAAACAAATGCGAGCTTGCATAAACAGGATACACGAACACCACGCTGTCATAAAGATCGCCCATTTCCTTACCATTGTGTTGTAACGGTTCGCGGTTCATCTTTTTCTCCTTTGTTAAATTATGCCGCCTTGATTATGTCTAAAAGCTCACCATACATCGCCCTGTCTGCCTTCAAAATAGCTTCCAAGTCTTTCGCCCTATGTTTGCCGCCTTTGAATTCCAACCAACCTTTTGTGTCCCCCAGTAGCCCTTTATCTTTGGCAAAGTTTATATGGCTCGCCTCAAGGTTGATTCCTTCTTTGAAATTGCTTTCATAGCGGGCTTCCCTGTAAGGCTCAAAAACCTTATTTTTCACTACCTGTGCAACAACGTTATCGCCTATGATATAATTGCCATCGTCAGACTTTATCTTCCCCTGCTTTGACAGCTTGATTCGTGCGCTTGCGTAAAACTTCAGCGCATTGCCTCCCGTGGTCTTCTCTTTATCGCCGAACATAACGCCGACGTTTGATCGTGTTTGGTTCAAAAATATCAGCGTAATGTTGGTATTGTTCACAAGTTCCGCCAACTTTTTCAGCGAAGTTGACAGGCAAGACGCCAACGATAAGCGTGTCTTCATCGTGCTTTCGTCATACCCAACCTCCAACTCTTCCTTTGTCATCATCGCCGCCACGGAATCATACACCAAAGCGATAGTTTTCTTACTGTCATTCTTCCTGACTTCATTTGCCACAAACTCGCTAATTCTAAACGCTTCTTCCGCTGTACTCGGCTGTTTATAAATCCACTGGGTGCGGTCATCAATCAGCCCCAGTTGCGTCGCCCTACGAATACTGAACGCATGTTCAAAGTCCAGATACATAGCAAGACCGCCACGCCGTTGCGCCTCTATACACGCCATAGTCGCCAGCATTGTCTTACCCGAAGATTCCCCTCCAAATATTTCAATGATGCGCCCCACGGGTAAGCCTCCGTCATACTTGCCTGAGATCGCCATGTTCAAAGGCAAATACCCCACGCTTAACCAATCGGACACGTCTTGGTTCGCATCACTCTCTCCGATTTCTTTGTATATACGGTCTATGAAGTCCATAGTATGTCGCTCACTTTCCCTGTATCACATACAGGTAATACATAATCCTATTGACAATCCTGTGTTTATCTTCTTCACTCACAACGCCGCTTAATTCCCTGACCAGCATATCCTTGATCTCTAATGTTCTGTCTTCTGCGCTCATGCTTCTAAGCCTCCCACTATCACTTCTGCCATGTCCAAAAGTCTCATTTCAAACCACGTAAGGTTCGGATTGTAAATTCCCTTGTAAATTGGAATTTTCACTTCTCCAACTTCTTCGTCAATAGTCGCCCTGATTATCTCCCTCGCTTCGTGACGTTCAATCGGCTGGAAGTGGCTCTTTTTCGTCAAAGCCATACATGCCCTGTCGCAAGACAGCCGCCTTCCCACCTTCTTGTTAATCTGCTTTTCTTGCGGGGAGCAAAACGCCAGCCCTTTCCCGAAAGACAATCCCTCTTGATCTTGCCTTAAAATAAGGCACACAGTTACAAGGGGATGGTTGTTTTCGTCACGCAAATAATAATATTTCACGGTGTCTTTTGTTGTTGTCTTCGCTTTTGCCATATTCTCTCCTATTTTTAATAGGGGCGGCTTTTATAGCCGCCCCTTGTCTTATGTTTATTTATCAACAACTACCGATTAAAATGGCACGTCAGACGGTGTAGTTTCTACTCTGCCCAAAGCGTTCTTGATCGCCGCCGTGATGTCAAAATCATCATCATCTGTTGGTCCTGTGAACCCAGTGCCGTCAATAACAACTTCCTCTTTTACCGCATCCAACATCAATGGTGTCGGCGCAAATTTAGTGTTTGGCGTTACGTCAATCAGGTCGCTTAAAGTCATTTCATCGCAACCTGCACCATCAGCTTTCGATGAGCCGGACAACGTTTTTTCACGCTTCTCGTTAAACGCTCCATTCACCCTCTGAATATGTGTAAACGCCCCTTCACGCTTCTCTCGGAACACGTCCCAAAGCTTCTTGTCAACCTCTCCGTTCTTTGTGAATTCCGCAACGTAGTACACCGTCCCAGCGTTCTTTTCTTTCTTTGTCTCCAGCAAAGTCCAGTACGTGTAAGGCGGGACTTCCATGTATCCAGCGGAGACACGCATCTTGCAGACCTCTTTCATGTGGTTCAAGAAGGGATAAAAGCTTTTTCCCTGCAAATACATCTGGCAATCAATCCCCACGCCTTCCTCTGTATAAGCCACGCCATACACCACATGCTGAATCTTGCATCTGGGGTTCAGGTCTTTACGTTTGTTCGGGCAATTATCGCCGCAACGTTGGTTCGGGTACAACGACCCATACACTGATTCGCCATTGCTAAAGGTAAACATCGCCGAACTGCAATTCTTTGTCGTATCCATAGAATTATAAAAACCATGACGGTTCTTATAGGTCAGAATAATAAACCTATTGACCAACTGACCTTCATTAGTGATATTGCCGTCCTTATCTTTTACCTGCCCGACTACCCAAGCCCCTCTGGGGTGTATAGACTCCGCATCGTAATTAATTCTTACCACTGGTAACGGTGGAGCCACCATATCTTCGGGGTTCACCATGCTTTTCAGTTTCGCTAAATCCTCAGCCGTCATTGTCGTAAGTTCTTTTGATTCTGTCATTTTTTTATCCTTTCAAAATGTAATGTTTTATGTTTGATGTCAAAAACGTTATGCCGCTTTTTTTACCGTTTCGCTCGTCAACGCTTCAATCTCAGACCTTGCTTTTATCGCCCTCTGTATCAACATGTCCTTCCGCATATACCAACTTTCCCTCAACGCCTTTAAGACCTCCCTTCTTTGCCTAAGTTTTATTAAGTGCCTGTTCGCCTTCTTGTGAGCGTCCTCTCTGTTGATCTGCATTGAGATAGCCGCCTCTGTCAGTTTTTTTCCAGCCGCCTCCGCCGCCACACGAATCTTGCTGTCAAGCTCCGCTTCAAGCTGTCCCAACATTGCTTTGTATTCCTCGTACTCAGCCTCAGCTCCAATAGCCTGTTCTGCCACGTACAAATAGTTAGACGCCTGACGTTCAAGTTCTTCATCCAGTTTCGTGGAATCAATAACCAGCAAGTCCCGCATCAGTTCTAATCTTGTTTTCTCGCCCATGTGTAATCACCACCTTTCATAAGGTATATTCTGCAAGTTCTATGCTAAGTCCTTACTTAACCAACTAAATAAAAAAACTTATTTGAACTCGCATCGCTTCCCATCACGGATAAAGTATTGACCAACCATATCCCTGTGAATCACCGCAACGTCCCACGCCAACCCATGTTTGATTAACAACCTTTTGTGCGCCTTCTTCTCGCTGTCACGCATTATCGGGGAATTGTCTTTCTGGGGAGCCAAAACGCTACACTGCCCCAGCCCTATAACAATCCCGATAATCAGGACAACAAGATACTTCACGAAGTGTTTCAGCACGTACAGCCAATCATCTTTCGTAAGCTTTTCCACCGTCACGGTCAGTCCTCCCTGCTCGCCGCAAGGCAAGCCATAATCAAAATGCCCAAAAATCCGCCTATCATAAACGCCACAAAATACCCTATCACCTATTCCTCGCTCCTTTCCGTTCTCATTTTTTCCCCACCTTCTCCGCTAACTTATTAAGCACACACAACCCATGCAGATTCTGTAGAAAGTCGGCATCGCTTTGTCCCTCTTCTAAAACCTTCTGCGCCTGTCCTCTCGTCTTTTGCTCTATTAGTTTTTGATATGGCGTATCTGGTGTCATAATTACTTCCCCCTCCTTCATCTTCTTGAGTTCATTCTGAGAGGAAAGAGAGAAGGCAGTACAAAATTTGCAACAATCCTCCGCTATCTCAATGGCTCTGCGGAGGTTGGCTTTGAGTGTAGTGACTGCTTCCTCAATACTCAGTTCCTCAAGTGTATAGTCCACCCCAAGCAGTTTACAGATGCCCATAAGCCTGTCTTGGCTTGCCTGCCATGCCTTGTCGGCACCTCGCAGCCGTTCAATCTCGGCATCACGTTCTTTTATAGCCTTCTCATATTCATATCTACTAATTGGTAGATTTGCGGTTTTACTCTTCATCCTTCCCCTCCCGTTCCCCCTTGTCATTTGTTCCCATCCACGCAACCACTTCCATCTTGCCATCATTTATTCTATCCATCAGTTGCTTGTAAGTCATTTTCGTTCTCCCTTCATTTTTGTTTACTCTACACTAAGTCTTTACTTATGTCAAGCTTTATTTTTAATTATTTTCATTTTTATTCAATAAACATATCCCTAAGTTTCGCCATGTTACTGACAAATGACGCTTGTTTGTCTTCAGAGAAGTATGCGTATTGCGGTGAATAGCTGAATAAAACATAGCAATCAAATTCTTTGTTATAGATAACCTTGCCGTCCATCTTTCTCATTTCCTTCTCCCCGCCAAAAAACTGTGTCGCCTGATTCGCAAAACATACGATCACGCTCGGCTTAATAGCTTTTATTTCTTCTTTAAGATACTCAAAACACCGTGCCAAACATTCCTTTGGGGCTTTTGCTATCTTCACATAAAAGCATTTTAAAGGGGACGTATAGTAAAACCTCGCAGGACTCACCCCCAGTGATTTCATTACCTTTAAGAAGTATTTAGACCCGTCATTCGTCAAATGATCTGTCTCTGTGGACACTGGATTATTCAAAACCATAACGCTGGGATTCGCTCCTAACGCTCTCGGTAACATGGATTTATTACCGTGATCTCTGCCGCACAAAAACGCTGGCATCAACACCGTATTTATCACCTCTTTGCCGATTGCTTTCCCCTTCTTATTTAAAGTCGGCAAAACGTCAAATATAGGTAACAGCTCCGCATAATTCTTATTGCGTTTTTCGGCGTCAGCCTCCCTGTGTCCCAATGACTCAAATACACCAGCTTTATAGAGTATCTCAACTACTCTGCTATTGACAATCCTGCGTTGCACCCTTTCTATAAAGTCACCCTGACTCAAAAACACTCCCGTTGTTCTTGCTTCAAGTATTGCATCAACAGCTTTAGAGCCTATCCCTTTAATCACACCCAATGGTGCTTGAATTGTCTTCTCGTCCAATATTGCATAGTGCTTCTCCGACCTGTTTATGTCTGGCATCGCAATGTCAATTCCCAGCTTCTTACACTCCCTGACCATCACCAAAATCCTATCGTCATTCGTATAGGTCATTTGCGCCGTCATAAACTCCACTGGGAAATGCACTTTCATATACATTGTCCAAAAGCTAATTGTCGAGTAGGCGCAAGCGTGGGATTTATTAAAAACATAGCTCGCAAACTCAACCATCTTGTCAAACAGTTCTCCCGATATGCGATTGTCAATGCCATTCGTTTCGCAACCTTTCACAAAATGCTCCCGATGTTTTTCAAATTCATCCTTCCCCAGTTTCTTCCCAATGATCTTCCTCATGCGGTCTGCCTCAGCCCACGTAAACCCTGCAAGCTGGTTAAATATCTGCATGATCTGTTCTTGGTACACCATGACCCCTTTTGTGTTGCCCAATATCGGCTTCAATTGCTCGCATACATAAGTTTCATATTCATTGCCTTTGTATATCTGCACATACGTTTCAGTTTGCCCAGAATTTAGACTCCCTGGTCTATATAACGCCGTTGTCGCCGTAATAGTTTCAAAGTCTCTTGCCTTCAAACCTTTTAATAGGGCGATCATTCCTGCCCCTTCAAACTGGAAGACTCCCACTGTATCGCCATTGCAAAACGCTTCAAGTGTCTTTTCATCGGTCAAGGGAATACTAACGTAATCATCGTCAATGCCTTTGTTTGCTTTGACCAGCTTTCTCGCCATGTCCAATATCGTTAACGTCGCCAGTCCTAAAATATCTATTTTTATCAGTCCAAAACCCTCGGACTGCTTCATGTCCCAGTTAATAACTTCAGTGTCCTTGCGTCGCTCTATCACAGCCACATTCGTAAGTGCTTGATTTGACAACAATAAACCGCAGGGGTGAACTCCAACTTGTCGTATAACCCCGTCCAGTTTCTTTACCTGCTCCACGATCTTCGGATGCTCATTCTTAAATTTCACAAGCTCGGAGACTTTATCAAAGCTTTCTTCGTCTTCAATTAGCTTTGACAGTAAGTTCACCTGCATTGCATTCACACCGAACACCCTTGACACGTCCCTAAACGCCGACTTCACTGACAGCGTTCCATACGTGTTTATGTTCGCAGTATGCTCTACCCCGTATTTGTTCCTGATATATGCGAACACTTCGTCCCGCCTGTCGTCTTGAAAGTCTACGTCAATGTCAGGCAAATCTATTCTGTCGGGATTTAAAAACCTCTCAAAAAACAATCCGTGTTTCAACGGGTCGATCTGCGTAATCCCCAGCAAATAACATACAAGCGACCCTGCTGAACTTCCACGTGCGGGTCCCACCATGATGCCCTGCGCCCTTGCCCACTTGATTATGTCTTCCACGATCAAAAAGTATTTTGTGAAACCCCTTCTGCCTATCACCGATATTTCATACAACAACCTGTCCCTGTAGGTCTTTTCGTCATCAACCTTGCTGTCTATCAGTTCCTTCCACCCTTCAATCAGCTTGCGTTTGAATACTCCATCATCATCGCCGTCTTTATAGGGGCTGGGAAGTGTGACTTCGTACTTCGGCATTTCCACGTTGACTTTATTTGGCAGTAAATAACAGTTCGCCATTGCCTTCACGCAAAAGTCCATACAGTCAGCTAAGTAGTCAAGCTTTACGAATCCAGCATACATTTCTTTTTGGGACGCCATAAAATAATCATCGCCGTCCCATTTCCACCGCTTCGGGTCATCCCACGAAGCTCCTGTTTGAATCGCCAACAACACTTCTTGTGTATGTGCGTCTTCCCTGTTTACGTAGTGTGAATCATTAGTAGCCAATAATTGACAGTCCATGTTTTTCGCAAGCTCTATAGCTCTTTTGTTTATCGTCGCAAACAAATCAACTCCGTCTTGTATTACTGCATGTGGCATCACTTCAAGATACACGTTGTCATTGCCATACGTTGCGATCAACTCAGTGACCCTTTCAGTATAATTGTCACAGCATAAAACACCACTACCACACGCTGTCCCTATCATGCAGTCTTTAAAATCCAAGCATTGCTCCCATGACAATCTGGGTCTGCGGTAAAACTGGCTATTGGCTAAAGTCAAATGCCTCATAATGCTCTGAACGCCCTCCCACGACTTCGCCCATACTATCAAGTGTCGCCTGTGTTCGCCTTTTTCCATGACAGCCGCATCGTCAACCCAGTAAAACTCACAGCCTATTATCGGCTTTATGCCTTCCTGTTTGGCGTATTTGAATAAGTCAGGCAATGCGGATACGCTTGCGTGGTCGGTTATCGCCACTGCATCGGCTCCCTGTTCTTTTGCTTTTTTGACTATAGCTTCTACTTTACTCAGCCCGTCAAGTATGGAATACGTACTATGTAGGTGTAAATGATTCATTCATTCTCCTTTGCACACTCGTTACAAATATAATGGAAAGGTTCTTCGCCGCACACCCATTTCGCCTCCAATGCCCGTTGATACCGCATAACAACGTAACACTTGCGGCACATTATCGAAAGCTCTCCCTCCACTTTTGTCCGTACTGGCGTCAAACACCTTATATTCTCCATGTTGCACCTTGCTTTATTCTTTCTGCCAATGTCAATTCTTTTGACAGCTCAACTGGCTTTTCTTCACGCTCAGCGTCATCCCTTGACTCCGTTAGATTAATGTCCTTAACTTTTCTGCGTGTCCTCGGCTTCACTGGTTTATAGGTTTTTTCTTCTTCCATTGGCGCAAACAAGCGTCCGCCGCCATTTTGCACCTCTTTAATATGCTTACATTCCCTTCGCTTAAATTTCCATACTGGGCAACTGCACCCATAGTTCCCATACGCATCTATTGACACGACGTAAGTTTTGTCTTCACTCAGAGATTCCACTTCCCATTTCTTAACCCATGTTGTCATCGTTAAACCCTCCACGTTGCGCCAAGCTTTATCTTATCCCTTAAGCTCAACTGATCTCCCTTGTGTCCTAATATCTTTTGTTGCTTCTCTTTCCTTATCTCGTCTAAAGCAATCGTCACGCTTTGTAACGGCTGTTTCATAACGCTTATTAAACCTTTCATATTCTCCACGTTGCACCTTGCTTTATTCTTTCTGCCAGTGTTAAGGGGGTTGGAGGCTCAGGGGTGGTTTCCCGTTCTCTTTCTTCTATAATTGACTCCGCTGTTTTGCATCCCATCAAATGCTTCAACATTTCAACTTCACGCTCTGCGTCTACAGGCTTTTCAATAGAGGGGGAGTCACTCGCTTTTGCCGACCCTTTAAGGTCCTTTAAATACTGTTCCCCGCATCCCATACAGAACACTTTCCAACGTGTGGCTCCTTTGATGCCTACTACCATTTCTCCAATAGGGAGTGCTTTTCCGCACCCATAGCACCGTGACGCAAACTTTGTCGGAAATTTTCTTATTAATCCTTCTGTAGACATATCCGCACCTCTTAAATCACCCAACGAATATCTTTTGTTTTGGGCTTCCAATCAACCGCCCCAGATTTAGCCAAACCCGTCAAAATCTTTGTTGCGTAGCTGTACGCTGTCGCCTTATACCCTTCGTCCCCTATTGCCGTCAGGACTAACTTCGCAACATCACCGTACTTTGCTGTTCTTGTTGCGACTATCTGGGCAACCAAAGCGTCCATATCAAGCGTAATGCCACGGCTCTTTAAACTCCCCGTCTGCCATGCCTTTGCTCTCTTTTTTCCTTTATCTGACTTCTCAATTTCATCAGCTTTCTCAATTTTCTCAACCGCCACTTCTTCAGTCGGGGCAATCGTTATTTCCGTCACCTTTGCAACTTCCTCAGTCATTCTCCTGTCAACGCTCGCCAAAAGCTCCAGAAGTTCTTTATGTTCCAAGTCTACTTCTGCAACCGCCGCCTTTTCTGTCAGTACGGTTTCCAGTGTTTCTTTAATCCCTGTGAATTCAATCACGCAAGCGTCCCTGTGTTCACAGTTTACGCACTTCTCGCCAACAGCTTCACGTGCGCCAAAACATGGACGCTCATGCGTAAACAACGCACGTTTCATTTCTTTTTCTATATCTATTTCAAGCGCAATCATTTTTTGTTCCATCGGTGTCATTTGCAATCTCCCTTCGTTTTATCTTAACCTACACTAAGTCGTGACTTATGTCAAGTAAAAAGTTCAATATTCTTCACTTTTTTTTCACAAACTTTTTCGCTTTACGGATATTCGCATATATCTGCCACTTACTGAGTCCGTGCGTTTTCCCTATCGCCATAATTACGTCAACCTGTCTGCCTCGATTTAACATGCCGCTGTTTCTCATTTTTGCCAGTGTTTCTTCCACTGGGAAGGTCGTCTTTAATAGCTCCGCCATCACAACGTTATTCTCCACAACACCGTCCATCAGTTGCATTGCAACGTTCTCCGTTTCAGGATTATCACTAAAACTTAACGGAAGCGTGTTGCCGTTCAAACACCCTTGCCACAGATTGTGTTCGTTCATAATTCTTGTGTGAATACATATTTCCCGTTTCATTTCTTTTATTCTCACAGCAAACGCCATTGACACGTATGTTTTAAACGACGCCCTTTCGTTTTTATCAGGGGAGAAAGTCTTCAACGCTTCTGTATATGTCAGCCCCAGTTCGCCCTCGATGTCGTCATACTCTACCTTAAATTTTTCCCTCCTAAGCACCCAGTAATAATACTTCGCCGCTTTCTTTATCTGCTCCATGTCACACATTTTCCTCGCTCCTTCTATTAAGTATTGACTTATCTACACACGCAAATTATATCGTTCCCCACACCCTCTGGATTATCTCGTAGCCAAACGCCTTATCGTCAGCGTTCAGTTTGTTCAGGAAGCCTATCTCATAAGCCCATTTAATATCACCAAAAACGTTCATCTTGTTCGCAATGTTTATCACCGTCCTTGTAGACATTGTTGACATTGTTTTTCCCTGCACAAACGCTTCACGGATAAGCTTCGCAACTTCAAGCAAACAGTTTATCTGTTCTTTATCTGCAATGCCCGTTTTCTTCGTTACTATCTTGATTTCTTCCGCTTTGGTCGGGTAGTCAACAATTTCTACCATCCCAAATCTGTCAAGTGCCGCAAAGTTCTGGGGTTGCGTTCCGTTATACAACCCCGTTGTGTCGCCCTGCCCAACTGTATTGGACGTTGCAAATATTCTAAAATCAGGATGGGGTTCAATTATTTCGCCTGTCTCGGCAATCACTAAGCTCTTGCCTTCCAAAACGGGCTGTAACAACATGCCTACGCTGGGATTTATGCAATCCCATTCGTCTAACAGCAACACAGCCCCTTCCATCATTGCCTTCGCCACAATGCCATAGTTAAAATTCATTTCCTTGCCTTGCAGTACCCACGACCCCACTAAATCGCTTCGTGTAATATCTCCGTCAAAATTTACTCTATAGAAGGGCTTGTTGAGCCTTGCACACATTTGCTCCACCTGTGAACTCTTGCCGCTCCCCGTCGGACCCGTAAACAAAGTCACCTGTTTAGGTGTCGCCATTTCGTATAGCATTACCGCAAGAGTATTCTTCCTAAAACAATAGTCATGGTCAACTTCTGGGGTTGTCTTATGGGGATTCCTTTTCCCCATCACCACTCCACCCATAGTAGACAGTGCGATTCCAAAGGTCTTTTTCACGTCAATCTCCACAGGCTCGTTTTCCGTATCCTTCGCTAACTCAGCCAACTTTGCCTCAGCCATTGCGCTCAGGACTTTTGCGTCTGGGAATCTTCCCAAATATTGCTCGACGTCCAAACCGTGTTCTTTCTTTAAGTGCAATTCCAAGAAGTGCGCTTGCGCTCCACAAATCCTGCATTCAACCTTTGTAAAATCGTTCTTCATGTCTTTTGTTCTCCCTTCGTTTTATCTTAGCCTACACTAAGTTTTTACTTATGTCAAGCAAAAAGTTCAATATTATTCATTTTTTTTCACTTGCGGAAATCTTTGCTCTGTGCGGATTCCCTTCATTAGCACTTCACTTTCAGTATATTTTTTATCTGATTCATTAAATTTTCTGCCAATTTTTCACCATTTATGACCTCTATGCATCTTTTGTAATATTCTTTTGCTGTAGTGTATCCCATGCCAACTCCCACCACTTCAATGCCCGTCTTTTCTATCTTCGGGACTATCTCCTTCAGGTATTTGCGCCCTTTTACTGAGTTCCCACGGTTCTGCACACAACCGTCAGTAAGCACAAAAAGTATCTTCCGCTTCTCAGGACGTTTTGACAACCGTTCTGCGGCTATCAACACGCTTTCTGGGTCGCAGTTTTCTTTCAAGCGACAACTGTTCCTGTAACTGGAGATTCGTTTTTTAATCTTCAAGGTCATTGGTTCGTTAAACGCCTTAAAAACGTATGTAACTAAATTTTCGACTCTGCCATAGTCATTCCTCGAATACGCTTCAGAAGTTCGTAAATGTACTTTGTCTCCTGTAGTGTATCCTAATATCTCTGTTTTGATTTTTGCGTTGCCTAACGCCTCTAAAAACACAACCACGGCTTTCATTGCGTGGTCAATGTTTGACCCTTCCCGTGAGCAACCGCTCAGCATAGAGCTACTAAAATCTACCAAAAACGTTACCGCCGTGTTTGCGTCTTGACTCATAAATTTCTCTTTAAAAACATTTCTGTAGCCAGTTTCGACTCTGCACAATCCCCTTGCGTTTATCTTGCCTTGCTCCCTGTCGTTCATCCATCGGCTCGCTGTCCTTGTCAAAAACAGGTTCGCCATCTTTGCAATTACTGTGTTCAGCCCTTCCAGTTCGTTTCTCATGTCATTATAAACTCTTGCACTGCTCGCTTCTGGAACCGTAGTTATTTCGTCCTTTGTCTTGTCGTACACCACATAATTAGTGCGTGTAGAATTTTTATGTTCCTTTGCCAATTGTTCCTTTAATATTTGTGCAAAGTCTTCCATCTGCTCAATATCTTCCAAAGTCTTCATAGCTTCTTCAATCGTAATCGGCTTTGTGTCGCTGTCACCATGTGTAGTGGTTCTCGTTTTGTTGCCAGCTTTGTCATCTGTATGTTCCGCATCCTCGTCTTCTTTGCCATCTTTGGCGGTTTCATCGTCGCCCTCTTGCTCTGCGCTTGTACCAGCTTTGCTTCCTTTGGGTTCTTTTTTATCGCCTTCATTATCTTCAAAAGGGTCTACGTTGTCACTGCCTTCACCTCCTTCACCTTCTTCACCTTCTTCACCGTCTTCACCGTCTTTGCCTTCTTTGCCTTCTTTGCCATCTTCGTCTTCAGGTTCGTCTTCGTCGTCTTCAGGTTCGTCTTCGTCGTTTGACTTATCTTTCTTTTCGCCTTTTTTAGCGTCACCGTTTGACTTTCCTTTTCCGTTTTCTTTACTTCCCAGCGTATCTTGCTCAGGCTCCTTGCTGTCTTTCTCAAGCTTCTTTAGCATTTCTAACGCCAAATTTAAGCTGTCACGACTACTGTCCAATGCTCCTATCTTATCAAATAGGTCATCGCCAAAAATCTTAGTCACAACGTCACCTACATCGGGTATCGGGATTACAAAGCCGTTACACTTCCTACGACCTTCAAAAAACAACGCCGCCATCGGCTTTGTTAAGTCAACTTCAACGCCAAATTCGTCTTTCAATAAACTATTGGTCAGTTTATTCAGGTTTTCTTTGCACCCTATATATTCACGTCCAAGCTTGCCTTCACTTCTTATATCCTCAAGCATGTTTGTCAGTGCCTTTATTCTCACTGCGTTATCCATGAATCCTATCTCTTGTAGAATTTTAAAGTCGCTGTATTTAATGTGACCAACTTCGTGGTCGCAATACCCTTTTACTTTCTCTGCCAATTCTTCACTAATGCTTTCTGCCAGTGATGGTAAGTAAATAGTATCGCCGTCAGTAGATGCGCTATTGCCTCTAAAAACCACTTGAACATTAAATTTTCTGCTTAATGTCGCCGCAACTTTTTCTAATACGTGCATGTCCTGTTCTCCTTTGTCAATGTGTGTTTCCTTTGTTATTTCGCCATCTTTTAATCATAGCCTACACTAAGCTATGACTTATGTCAAGCTTTTTTTTCACTATTTGACATTTTTTTCAATAAAATAATTCACCTTTGATAAAAAAAGCTTGCATTAAGCACTTAATTAGTCTATATCTTGCATAACATTATAATAATGCTCACATAGCATTAAATTATGATGTGACTCACATTAAGAAAGGAGGCGGCAAAACGTGAAAAGTAAACTGGAAACCTCAAACAAGGACAGCGTCTTGGGTGAGATTCTGCAACAGCGGAGGCTTGAACTGAATATGAGTCAACGTGACATTGCAAAGAAGCTCGGATACAGGAACATCAACTTCATCTCTATGATTGAGCGTGGCGGGAGCCGTTTGCCTTTTGAAAAATTGCCTGACATCGCAAGAGTATATCGGATGGAGAATCATTTTGTGCTGATTATGATAAAAAATCTTTACCCTGGGGTCTGGAATGTTTACAAGTTTATACGTGAAAAATGCAAAGACATTCTCTCCGATTCGTCTGATAGTCCAGATGAAATCCTTGACAAAATGTTGGGCGAGCAAGTTAAGAAGTATCATATAAAGCTCACCCCAGCAGAGTAAGCACCTTCTCAGACCAATCATAAGGTTTAGCAGTCACAAGGGCAGACATCAAGTCTGCCCTTGTCATTTCATCGGCGTCACGCCCTTGTAGATCAACAATCCGTATGTCTTTAAACAAGTAACTGTACTTTTCACAAAACTCATACTTTTTGCTGATAGCATCCGTGTCCCACGCCATGAATATCGCCGTGGGATTTATATACCGCAGCATGTCTACCTGAGCCTCGGAAATCTTTTTGCCAAAAGTCGCAACAACGTTTTTAGCCCCCGCCATCCACCAGCCAAAACAGTCAAAGCATCCCTCAGCGATAATGACATAATCGGCGTGCTTTGGGATCCCGTCTATGTTGTAAAGGTACTCAGCCCCTTTAAACATCGGCGGGAATAAATAGCGTGTCCTGCTTCTGCCAGTGATGTCCCTGCCCTGCCAGCTTACCATTTCTCCCGCAATGTTTTTAATAGGTATAATGACCCTGTCTTTCGTGAAAAACCGCTTGTCGTTGATTGTCGTGTGGCTGGGGCAATATTTTAAGCCGAAGTGGTGTATGGCATCAACCGTGATATTTCTTGACATGAGATACAGACACGCTTCTTCCGACAGGGTAATGTCCGTCATTTCTGGAAACGTTATTGAGCGGCTTGGAATCTCTTTTTCTTCGGGTTCTCGGATATAGGCGTCCTCATCGCCGTTGAGGATTTTTATCGCCGTGGCATACGATACTCCTTCGTGTGCCGCCACGAACCTCACGCCGTTAAACCCCTGACCGCAATGGAAGCACTGTCCAAGCTGACTCTCGACACCTACGTAAAGCCGCATGTCGGGGCGTTCCTCTTTGCAGAAAGGACATTGTCCCGACAGCTTCAGTTGGCTTCCGCCGCTAACCCGCTCTGTGTCGTAATGTATTTCAAGCCACTCAATAAAATCCATTATGCCGCCTTTGCCGCATTTTTCATTTCTCGTACCAAAATCAACCCGTAGAGTTTCTTCGCTCTCCTTGAGCGCTCATTGAGATACGAAATGGCGACCTTGACCACCATGCCATAGCTTTCGTATTTTCCCTGTTTTTTAATCCGCTCAAGCAACTTCACGCCCTTTTTGTCCAATACAGTCTCAACACGCTTGCCGCCTTTCGCTATCAATTCCTCTCTCCGCCTGTTATGTGCTTTCCGCATTTTGCCTCCTATATGCCAAATTTTGCTTCAAAATGTTCTGGGTCTTCGCCCTGCATGATAAAATCACGCCCCAAAAAGTTTTTCCAATCGTGATTCCAAAGCATTGCGCTAAAGTTCGCAACATCAATCCATCTTTCGCCGTTTATGGCGTTCTGCATTTTTGCCTTAATGGTTTCCACGTCTTCGGGGGATAGCGTATTCCAGCCGACAAGCCCCTCGCTCTGCTTATCGAAAAACCGTTGCTTCTGTTTGATTCCAAACTTGTCAACCAGCGTTGACAACGCTATCCCCTCTTTAAGTTCATCCGTCATACACTCTCCTTTCATGCCTCGTCTGCCTCAAGATCATCAATGTATTCGCTATAAAATTTCCCCATGCCGTAACTCGTCGCTATCCTAATTGTCTTGCTCTCCATATTTCTACATTCTGCAAAATGTATTCTCACCCTGTTGTCCTTCTTTTCATCTTCTGTCGAAGAAAGTGTAATTACTGCGTCCGACACCATTATTTTCTCCCATGTGCCAGCGACGTCTTTCCCTGACAGCGTTTTCTTCTCAGACCCCGCCCTGTTAATCTGGGAGGCTGTTAACACAGGGATGTCAAAAACCGTAGCTAAAGCCCGCAAGTCCTCATAGATGGTCGCTTGCTCGTAAAGCTTGTCTTCGTAAGTGCGTGAAGGTTTCATAATATCGGCATAATCAACGATTAAAAAATCAACCGTGACGCCTTTCTCAATCTCCAATTTACGCAACTGTCTTTCTACTTCTGGACATGTGAGTCGCTTTGTCGGATACTCAAACAGCATCAGCGACCCCTCGCACCCTATGGATTTCACCTTATCGGCAACCTCTTTGTGATTTCCCCTTCCAAGAGAAGCGATCAACACTTTTGCGTTCATAGCGTCCAGCCTGTCTGACGTTATCTCCGTGGAGTTCTCGCAAGAAAACAACGCAACATTGAAACCCTGCAAGGTAGCCATATTCGCAAACCACCCAAGAGCCATTGATTTGCCTTTTTTTGGCGGAGCAAGGATTGTATACAGCTCCCGCCTGTACCATCCTTTCTTTGGAAATATCTCGTCCATGCGTTTTATCCCCGTAGAAATGCCGATTGCTTTACACTCCATTTCATGCTCACGCCTTTTGGCTCTTTCATCTATCGTTTTAACAGAAAAATAATCATACGGTTTGACTTCTGATGTCGTGGTAATCGCCGCAATATCCGCCATGCCTTTTTCTATTGACGTAAAGTCATTCTTCGGCAAGTGCTTCTTCACGGCGTCCTCGATGAGCTTCTTCGTTTCCCTGTTTTTGATAAAAATAATCAACTTCTCTAAGATAAACTTCCAATCTGACACGTCTATGGACAACAACCTTTTTCGTTCCTCGACATAATGTGACAAATCAGCTTCTTTTATTGTCTTTGACTCAACCAGTGTTTTTGTTGTCCACACAAACCCTGTCGGCGTAAGCTTTGTCCCGTACTCTTTCCAGAACTCTATTCCCATCTTTGATAAATTATGCTTCACAGGGTTCTCAAAATAACTGGGCTTCAAATGATGTGCCGCCACTGCACAAAACTCCCCTGACTTTAACAAACAAGCCAAGACTTTATCCTCAAAATTTATGTCTATAATTGCCATGTTATACTGTCTCCTGACTTAGCTCACTATGCAAAAAAAATGCGTCAATCATTCCCTTATACATTAAGGAATTACTTATGTCAAGTGTTTTTCTAAAAAATCTTTTGACATCTTTCCTTCTATCACCATTTCTTCCAATCGTTCTCGCCATCGCCTCGGATACCGCCTTTGCAATTCTTTCACTATGTACCAATAATAATCATTCTGCAATTCCCATTCCCGATAATGCTCTGGTTTCAACCAATCGTAATCCGCATGTCTTAAATACGATGGTTCTTTGCTCTTTTGCAATACGTATGTCTTGATTGTAGGGTGTAAAAATGTGTTTGGAAATGTTCTTTTGAAATTTAGTACACTGGACGCCTCAACAGCCCATGTCCAAAAATCGTCATATTTCATACAATGAGCGTCCGCCCACTGCCTCAATAGTTCTATAACACTCCAATGCCTCCACTTCTTCGGATTCGTTATGTCAAAAGTTTTTAAAGTATTATAATGTCTGCCAGCGAGTCCCAAGCGATCAAAATATCTCACAAACCTTTTCGCATATTCCCTGATAAAAACCTTAGTCGCCAAGTCTGGAGGCATTACCCGATAATCGTACCATTTCAAATCCATTAATTCTTGCTCGTCCATACGTTCTCCCCATGTGTTATATTGGCACGACACCCCGATTCGTTGCAAAGTTTTTTTGCTTTTTTTCAACATATTGTTATTATTCGATTTTCCGCATTATATTTAATTCAAGATAAATAATCTTAATTTCAATAATTTAAAAGACTTTATATATATATATTATATATTATATTATATATC